TCAATACTGCTTTGTTGCGCTGGCTATACGCCGGTACCTACGCAACTCCCGATAAGCGCTGCGGATATCCAGAAAAAATATCTCTGCGCTGCGCCAGAGCAGCATCCACACCGTAACGGTAAATACTGCCACCGGGATGGTGCTTTCAATGTCTAGAGCATTGCCTATCAGCCCCACCGCCAGTGCCAGGCCCAGGAGTGTCAGCGCTTCCAACTGTAGGATGAGAATATCCCCTCTGACTTGCTCGCTCTTTTCTGCAAAGGTATTGCTGATAGCTTGCTGTAGGCGTTCTCGCTCATTTTCGGGGCAGTTGATCTGCAGGCACAGTTTGGGGTAGTACCAGGCACTATCCAACAGGTAGTCCGCCAGCTCCGGGCTTAGTTTGGGTGCGTCCGGCGAGGCAAATGGATTGAGGTAATCATGGGTGATCGTCAAATCGATTTTTTTGAGCATTACGAACTTTGGCCTGGTTGAGTTGTGGTCGGAGGCTTCAGTGATCCAAATAAAGCTAGTCCAAGATAGCTGTTCTGCTTTGTTGGCATTCACTCGCGCTGTTGTAGGAGCGGATTTATTCGTAATGCGTTGGCTGAATGTGCACCTCGACTGCCTCCATCAACGCTGATTGTTATCGTTCTCTGCCAGGATTTGCGCGGAGTTGGCATTGGCCAGATTTGTGCGCTCGGTTTGGTAGGCAGCTTCCTTGTCGGCCAGCTGCTGGCTGTAGGCGTTGGCCTGCCACGCCCATGCGGCCCACGCGCTTCCCGCCATAAGGGTTAGGCCCACCAGCAGCACCCCGCCCCACTTCACCGCATCGATCTTCACGCCAATACCTTAAGCGCACGGGCATACAGCACCTGCCGATCGGTCGCGCCATTCTGGCCACCATTGATACGTTGGGTGATCTTGTCAAACTGCCCAGCGTCGGCAAGGGTGTTGAGCCCCTTGGTGGCCCAGAACCATGCCGCTGACATGCAAGCATGTTGTGGCTTTTCCAGAAGCTCGGGCTGCTTGAGCAGATCCAGTGCCAGCGCTTCACCGCAGGTCATGTAGTTGGCCCGGCCGGTGATCTGGATCAGGCCACGGCCGCGATACGCAACGCAAACGCCATACCGTGAAAGGCCTGAAGGCAATCAGAGAGGTGGCCCCACCCTGGCTGCGCAACGCCATCGACTTGGCACTGATCACTGCTCAGCGGCGCTCAGACATTCTGGACATGCGCTTTGATGGCGTTCGGGATGGGTTCCTGTACCTGGTACAAAAGAAGACAGCCAAGGCCAGTGATACAGCGTGGATTCGTTTCAAGGTGACTGACGAACTGCAGACCGTCATAACCCGCTGCCAGGACAACATCGCCTCCCCTTTCCTGATTCATCGCAAACCGCAACGACTGCTGCAGAAGCAAGCGCAGACTAAAGAGCACTGGACGAAGGTTGAGGATCGTTTTCTAACGCGCTCTTTTAAAGAGGCGCGGAAACTTGCTGGCTGTTATGCGGAATGGAAAGAAGAGGAAATGCCGGGCTTTTACGAAGTGCGCGCGCTGTCGCTGCACCTGTACAAAAGAGCCGGTAAAGATGGCCAGACCATTGCGGGCCATGCAAGCGAGACCATGACCAAGAACTACCAGAAAGACCACGCCGATGTAATCTGGTCGGATGCGATTCCAGACCTGAATATCAGCGAAATTACCGGTTAGTTTTGCGCCCATATTGCGCCAGTTTTGCGCAGGCCAAAAACGAGAAAGGGGATCAAGCACCTAAGTACTTGATCCCCTTACAGAATATGGTCGGGACGGAGTGATTCGAACACTCGACCCCTAGCACCCCATTCAAGCTGGACTTACTCAGCGCCAGTAAATACGGGACTCCAGCAATAGGTGCTCGCTGCAACGATGCCCAACGCTGCTGGATAACGAGTAACAATGTCACTCGAAAAGTCACTGACGCCTTCTCATCTATCTAGGCGTTCCTTCGGGCAAACATCCCCTAAAGCGTGTAAAGCTACTCAAGGGGCTTAAATCCCCCGTTCGAAAGGATTTTACCGGTTCGATAACGACTTCGGGGCACCATAAAAATCGAGATTCCGCATGAAACTCTTCGAGCTGGCAACGATAACCTGTTGCCTGTGGGTAAAATTTGCGCGAGCAGTCACTACGTCCTATCTGTGATCTTCGCTTACAAATAATTACGTCACGGCTTGTTTTTTCGAATCGCTGCCTTCATTTACTATGAAGATAGCCAAAAACTGGCTGTGCATAAGGATCGTTATGAATAAAGGTGTACAGATTTTACTCGGCGTTTTCTTGGCATCCACCAGCATCAACATATTCGCGACTACATCTGATGACGGCTACCCAAAAAAGGTAGGCCAGTATTTCAAATTGTTCGACGACAGCGGCAAAAAGAAAATCGAAATTGCCGTAGTCAACGCGACTAACGAGATCCCAAGAAAAACAATCGGCGAGTACGAAAATCTAAGTGGCGAGTCGGTGAACTTCGACAAATGCGGACCAATGCAAGTTCTTGACAATTCGAAGCTACTTAACCCGCTGAGTCAGAAAACTGTAGCTATCAAGGTATGGAGCTCTGCTGGAGTTACTGACGGGTGTCCTATTTCAGAGGAGGCAACTCTGAAACTAGCACCCTAGGCCACCCCATTTTCACAAATCATCACCCTGCGCTTGATAGGCAGGGTGATAGCACTGTATATCTACACGATGACTGCTTCAAATATTGCACCTTCAAGATTTACGACTACATCTTAAAGATGCAGAGTAAAATATTAATAACTTCATTGCCTATGACGATAGCTACTACCAACTGGCTATAGATGAGTATAGGGGCGTAGAAGATTCACGCTATTTATCTCCACCTTCTTTCGCCGATATTCTTCAGCCCTCCTCCTCGACAACGCTTTGTACATTTCGCTCACACCAGTTTGAGCTAAATAGACAACTATACTTTTTTAAACTTAGAATCTAGCGACTCACTTGACTCGACGCTCCCTTTGCAACATAAAATTCATTGCCGTAATGACAGCTATATCCAATTTTTGCACCCACTTCATTCACAAACCCTTTAGATAACTCTCTAGCCTGCATAAAAGAAGCATCTTTAACGGGAAAGCTAATTTCGAGCAATATTTTCTCCTCACTCTTTTCTAACGCATTTTCAGGATAGAGGAAGCCCGCATTGCAAATAGCCGACCCATTAGCTTTAAAGTAAACATTTGAACATCGCACTAACGCATCAAAAACTGTATATCCATCAAGCTCTACCTTATCACCTAGTGATATAGAATAGTTTGTAATTATAGCGGGACCAAGCCCAACATTTTTCACCTTTAGTGCATAGGTATAAAACCCTTCTTTAGTTGTACTTGAAAAGGTGCTATCAAAAACCAGATGAGGCTTGACTAAGAGCCTATTGTGTTTTCGAGCAGCATAGGACTGATAGATTGCTACTCCGAAGCCGGAAACTGCCACCAATAACGTAAGCGACGTACCCAGGGGAAGCCCCCACCCCAAACTTACAGACTGTCCAACAACAATCCCAAACAGAAAAAAAACTATAAAAGCTAAACAAATATTAATTTTCGACAAAAGCTTCATCCTACAATCTCACTGCAATTATGACTAACGAAGGCGTTTCGCCACTATACTATGCATTGCCAAAGATATTCGCATAGAACAATGAGTAAAATCAGTACGTTGCATTTCACGCTCATTGCAACGCCGACCTACGATGCTTTCCTGCTTAGCAAATCCCCTACTCATGTATCAACCTTCCTTGGTGTCTGGCCGACTGAAATTCACTCCTTTCTACCTACAAGACACCTGCCACAATTGCTGAATCTTTGTTGTATAGCTCTGACTCATCATCTCCCGCCTCATCCCCCAATCGGGGTTGCTCGGCACACTCGCAGCACGAAGCGTCCCCCTTCCCCAGCGACCATTGATTTCATCAAGTACAGCCATCACCCGGGATGCTTCCGCCGGCTGGCTAACGGCAAATAGATCGTCCGAAAACTCGCCAGGCTGCCGAAGGTCAAGCAGTAGGACCTCTGCCTTGCTGTACTTAAATCCGGGCTGAAACACATGGTCGAGTGCATCCACTGCAGCCCTTGTCAGGAGCCGAACATCGTCTGTGGGGTACGGAAGCGTTACCACGACGCCCTTTGCGTATTTGGCCTCATCAGGATTGAACATGCCGGTGCGGATACTGACCCGAACCTTTTTGCAGTAGGACTTCTGTGCCCGCAGCTTCTCCGAGGCGCGCATCATGTAGGTGGCCACCGCTTCTTTTATTGGTGCCAGCTCAGTTAGCCGCTTTCCGAACATGCGGCTACAACATATTTCCTGCTTTGGCGGATCGGGTTCGTCCAGCTCAAGACAAGGCGTCCCGGCTAACTCGCGGGCGGTCTTCTCAATAACGATGCTGAATTTCTTACGCACGTCCACGGGTCAGCCTTGGCCAGGTCCATGGCAGTACGAATCCCCATTGATTCAAGGTGTGCGGTCATTTTCCGCCCTACTCCCCACACCTCAGAGACGTCTGTATTGCGCAGCACCCAGTCGCATTCGAAGTCCCCGCAAAGGTTCACGACCCCACCGGTTTGGGCTTGCAATCTCTTCGCTGTGTGGTTGGCGAGCTTGGCCAGGGTTTTGGTATGAGCGATCCCCACACCGACCGGGATGCCGGTACATTTAAATATGCGGCTGCGTATTTTCCGGCCCATGGCCGAAGCGTCAGCTATGCCGGTCAGGTCAGCGAATGACTCATCGATGCTGTAGACCTCCACCGCTGGAACCATCGCTTCGATCAAGCTCATCACCCGCTCGCTCATGTCACCGTACAACGCATAGTTGGATGAGAAAACGACAATGCCCAGCTTCTCCAGGCGATGCTTGATCTGGAAATATGGCTCGCCCATTTTCACGTGGGGTTTGGCGTCATAGCTGCGAGCAATGACGCAGCCGTCATTGTTGCTCAGCACCACGATGGGTACTTTAGCCAGATCAGGACGAAATACTCGCTCACAGCTGGCATAGAAGCTGTTGCAATCGATGAGCGCGAAAATTGGATCTGGCTTAATTGCCATGGCTGCGCACTGTGTGAGTGATCACTCCCCAAATGGAAAGATCGTCGCCTTCCAGCACATGCCGGTCGGGGTATTTCGAGTTTTCAGACTGGAGAATGACCCTCTTTTCTCGCAAGCAAAGACGTTTGCAAATCGGATCGTTATTGAGCAGCGCGACAACCACATTGCCATGGACCGGTTCGATTGAACGGTCGACCACAGCCAGATCCCCGGAATAGATACCGGCGCCCTGCATGCTATCGCCATCGATTGATACCAGGTAAACGTGCGGAGCACGGATGTTCAGCACCTGGTCTAACGAGATTTGCTTCTCGATATGGTCTGCGGCAGGTGACGGAAATCCGGCTGGAACCTTGAAAGAGCAAAGAGGAAGGCGAATCCCTCCTTCTGCAATTGGACCCAGAGAAGTGAAGCTCATGACGCACGCCTTAAGTTAGCTGTATATATATACAGTTAACTGCGACGCGTGGTTCAGGTCAATTCGTCTGTAGGAATTTTCGACGAGAGGAACACCCGAGCACTTCAAGCTACGCTTCGTTCAGGCCCCCTTTGCAAGAGGTCACCACGATGTGCGGACGATTTGTGCAGTATCAGGGCATATCTGATTATCTTGAGGCTTTGGCGCCTGACCGGATTGTCGTGAGCGGGTATGACAATCAGCCCATAGGTCGCTACAACGTCGCACCTAGCACGCGCGTCAACATTCTTCACGGTGTTGATGAGGGTCTGCGAATTGATTCCGCCCACTGGGGCTGGGCGCCGTTCTGGGCCAAGGGCAAACGCCCTGACCCTATCAACGCCAGAGTGGAAACAGTCACAACCGGGAAGTTCTTCAAGCAAGTCTGGCCCAAAGGCCGGGCCTTGGTCATGGCTGATGGTTGGTACGAGTGGGTCAAGGATACGGTTGAACCAAAGATGAAGCAGCCCTACTTCATTCGCCTGAAAAGTCAGGCGCCAATGTTCTTTGCGGCGCTGGCCGAGGTACACCCAGGACTGGAGCCTCATGAAGGGGATGGGTTTGTGATTATCACTGCAGCCAGTGATCAAGGTATGATCGACATTCATGATCGACGGCCTATAGTGTTCTCACCCGAGCATGCGCGAGAGTGGATGGGGAGCGGCATCAATCAGAAAGACTCTGAAAAGTTGGCGTTGAGTTGTTGCCGACCAACAGGTGATTTTGAGTGGTACCCAGTTGGAAAGGCGGTTGGTAACGTGAGAAGCCATGGATCTGATCTAACCAAATCTATCGACTAAATTCCCAACACTTAAGGCAAGCGCCGCCTCAGACCAAAAAACTTGATCCACAGCGTAGTTTTTTCATTATGATACAGCGCACAAAATTTTCGACTCTTACCAAAACATACAATCCAATCTACTTGAATCAATTAAAGAGACACTCACCACACCCTCATTCAGATACAAACTTGAGAGAAAATAGATGATTCTGTATAAGTACATGTCAGCAAAGGCGCTCAAGTCCGCCCTAACAAAAAAGACATTACGTTTTAGCAACCCAAACTTCTTCAACGACCCATATGACTGCGCTCTATCCACAAGCGACGAACAACACTCAACGGATAAATCATTTATCACTAACATTCTTTCTCGCACCCACCGCGACCGGTCTGGAGTACTCTGCCTAACACGAAACCAATTCAACTTATTAATGTGGGCGCACTATGGTGAAAACCACGAGGGTGCTGTGATTGGAATCGATACTGCAGACGCGGGCTTAGATTGTGAACAACAAAATATCATACCTGCTAAATCGGGATCCGTAATATATACTTCCGTGCGCCCAACTCCTACAGACATGCAACTAGAAGTTAATATGTCTGCTAATAGCGACAGAGGAACACTTGAAAAGCTATTTCTCCACAAATCTATTCATTGGGCATACGAAGAAGAAGTTAGGGTTGTGAAGTGCATCAATCCAGAGCACAACTCAGCAATGATCCTCGACAAAGAAACTGCATTCTTAGATCTAGAAATACCTACACATGCATTTAAATCTGTATATCTAGGTGCACGCGTAAAAAACACACCAGAAAACAACGAATTCGCCAGCTATGTGTTTCACACTTTCCCCAGTATAACGTTCGCCAAATGCAGACTTGACCCTAAGACATGGAACATAAGAGCGTCCGCCATTACAAAAACAATGGTTGATACCGGCATGGCACATAGCTTCTTATTCTAACGACACGAGTCAATGGCAGAAATAAGCTCGTGTTCATAACCTATTCGCTGACGGCGCTCAGCCAGCAGCGCCCTCACCTTCATTTCGAGAGAATCAGTCTTTTTGAGTGCGGCTGCGGCCCAAGAGGGAGCTGTAATCATCTGCGTTTTGCACGGAACCAACACTGGTACCTCGACCCGCACAGTTCGCACATCTAACTCCCGATTCACGCATCCAACCAGTACCACCACCAACACCATGAACATCCATTTCATAACCCCAGCTCCTGATCAATGATCAATGCTGCGGCTTCGGCCGGAACACCACCGGTTCGCTCCCGCAGCAGCTGATTTGCTGCTGCGTAGTCCGGCTGAGCCTCTTCCTTGGCTTTGTCGATAGCAAGTGTCGCATTCCGCGCCCGCAGCTCGCCAGCCAGAACCAATTCTCCTAGCTTCCTGCCTTGTTCTCCAGAAAGAGTTTCGAGGTTATCGCGGGCTTGCTTAGCTGTGGCTAGAACTGCATTTGCGGTATCAAGCAACGGTCGATAATAACATGCGGCCAGCCAAACCCCGCCAGCGGCGCCCAACGCCAGCAGCAGGGCCAGCGCAAGCCCCACACCCGTCAGCCTCCAAGCCCCGGGGGTCACGCCAACACCTTGAGCGCCCTGGCGTACAGCGCCTGCCGATCGGCCGCGCCGTTCTGGCCACCATTGATACGTTGGGTGATCTTGTCGAACTGGCCAGCGTCGGCAAGGGTGTTGAGCCCCTTGGTTGCCCAGAACCATGCAGCTGACATGCAGGCATGCTGCGGCTTCTCCAGTAATTCAGGTTGTGCAAGAAGGTCCAGGCCCAGCGCTTCGCCACAGGCGCGGTAGTTGTTCTTGCCGGTGATCTGGATCAGACCACGTCCGCGATACTTCCAGCCGTCGCCAAGGGCGGTGTTGCCCATGCGGTTGCCGTAAGCGATGTTGGCGATCTGTTCGGGCTTGCGTGCGGCGGCAGTGGCCAGCTCAACGTCGAAACGACTTGGCCAGTTTCTGCGCAAGGCATCGGCGCTGTAGTTGAGGTTTTCCACCAGGTGCGTCAGGTGGCCGGATTCGTGGCCTACCTGGGCGACAAAGGCCGCTATGCGCTTAGCACCAACAATCTGGTACCGGTTCATGGCTGCGTTTAATACAGGAACAAAAACGCCTGCAACTCGGCTGGCGTTCGGGAGAATCTGCAGCAACTGCTGCACAGTGATGGGCATGACTTTTCTCCGGACAAAAAAATACCCGCACTCGGCGGGGTTCGATGTATCAGTGTTGATCAACTTGGCCGGACTGGGCGCTGCTCACTATCGGGGAAACCTGGGCTGGATGTGCTCCAATTGCTCACTTGCCCCCGGTATTTGAGCCACTGCTTGCGTGTTCCAGGTAATAGATCCGCAGGATGGACGTCGGCTTCAGCCTCTTCAAGGGCTTCAAGCTGCCTTGCAATTTCCTGCACGGCGGACTCTTTCCACACGCTCTCAACATCTAGAGCATCTCTGTGGGCCTGTGATTCCATAATCATGGCAACAGCCTGCTGATCGGTTACAAAAACACCATCGACCTGAGCAGCATGTAACGCTTCGCTTTCCTTGTCGGCCAAGTTCAACATGGAGCCGTCTTTCATCAAAATAGGCATACCACCTCCTTAGTAAATAATGACCATGCCAACTAATGGGTCTGCATAAGCATTCCCATTTGGCGTGTAGAAACTGACCCTTGTTTGAGTTGCGGTGCTACCAGCTGGCCCCCAATATGACCCTGTAGACCCTGCGCCAGTACCCATACCTGATGCAACAGAACCTGTGATAGACATGGGACGAGTTGATGATGGCAACGGCCTGGTGTGTTTGAGGGTGAAATCACCAGGACCATTGCGAACCACACTGCTTACGTTGAATTGTTCGATAATTGCACCCGTCAGCCCAAACCTCACATACGCTTTTGGTGTGTTTACTGACGAATCGACAAACTCTTTAACTCTCAACGGGGTCATCAGTGTTGTGTTGTCGCTCCCACCCGTCGCCTGCTCTGATGTCGACCGCTTCGCAATACCCGCCACACTTTCGGAAGCCGTCGACAGGTTACCGGTGTGATAAAGCTCCACGGGGGCATTGATAGCAGTGGCTGAGCTGGCTGCACGGGCAAAGAGCCTCGTTGCGGCGCCAGAGATGCTGGCAAACAAATCAAAAAACATTCCTGTCCCTGGGTACTTGATATGAATGCCAGAGCCCCGGACGGGAAAGGGATTTTGCGCAGAAACCACATCACTGTAGAAAATGTCACTCCCTCGTTCTGCGTTAACACTGGCCAGGGTGTTTCTGTTAACTGGATTGCCCATCCAGCCCCCGTCCCCCACTTTTAGCGCCCGGCCCACGGTGTGATCGCTCACGCTGGTAGTCAGGGTTGCGGTCGATGCTGTCCCCAGCCCTAGACCTGCTCTGCCAAGCGCCTGTGTGTTGCCTCCAGTACCGCCTTGAGTCACTGATAGTGGCGTTGTGAGCCCGCTTAGCGACGTAATGTCCTTGTTCGCCCCAGAGGATGCCTTATTGGCAACTGATCCTGCGGCTGCCTCAGCTTTTGCTGCAGAAGTGGCTGCATTTGTTTCACTCGTCTTAGCCTCATTTTTGCTGACCAGAGCCTGCGACGCACTTTGTACCGTTTGGTTTTTTGCTGTAGTTGCTGCCGCTTCTGATGTGGCGGCCGCTGTTTTACTTTGACCAGCTGATGTCGCAGAACTTGTAGCTGAGTTCCGGGATTCTTTGGCAGCTGCCGCTGCTGCTAAAGCACTGGCAACCTGTCCTGACATATCGGTAGCAGTGCTGCCAATAATTGAAGTTGCAGCACGCAGCTGATCTGCAGAGTCTTTGACATAACCCTGCATGGGCACCAGCGCGTACGTACCTGCAACCACCGTGGAACCTTGATAGTGAGGCGAAATTGATATTGCCGTATCGCTGGCAATATTGGTGACTTCATACCAAGCACCATCAGGGCCGCGAAATGCATCCCCAACCCTTGAATTTGAGATAAATGCAGTGCCAGCGCCCAGAATGGCGTTGCTGTTGTTGGTGACCTTTACGGTACCGGTTTTGTACCAGGGCATAGGTTTCTCCGGACAAAAAAATACCCGCTACGGGGCGGGTTCATTTGAGAGTTTCGTTGTCAGTAACGGGGGGAGCTCTTCACACTGATCAGGTGCCTGGAAGCCTTGCGAATACTGCAGATGGCTGGCCAATATCGGTCCATACACCTCCCGGCCGGTTGGTTGTGATAAACAGCTGCACTCTGTTCGAGCCGTAATCAAACCTGACTCCGGCGACGTTCCAGATCGCAAGGCCAGGGTTTAACTGCCCCCTTGAGAAAGGGTTGATCATGAAGTACTCGTCTTCCTTCAAGGGGCCCACTGCCCCATTAACCCAGTAGTAAGCATTCCCCAGCGGAGGGTGTTGCGTAGTGCCTGCATACGCCCAATAGTGGCTGGCTCTGGTCATGATCACGGGAGCGGCCCCAGAGTCATAGACAAGCGCGCCAGTGCCAGACCACATCCTAAGGCCATACTGCGCGGCTGTGCGCGAAGCAAAGACTGCCGCAAACCACTTACCGGCGGGTCTCCAATTAACGTTGTTGGCCGAGATGCTGAACCCTATCCAGTTACCCGCCGAACCATTGATGGTCATGCCGTCGTAGAGTTCGTGGGCTCGATCTGGCGAATTATGAATAAAGACGCAAGGAGGCTCTTCGGTGGTTATGGGCGCAGGAAATGCCACCCGCGCAACCCTGTCCCCGGTGGCGGCATAGGTCCCGCTGTAAACAGAGCAAAGCCTGGGGGTTTCCGAGTCAATCTGAATAAAAGAGTCATCGTTACGGACCGTCAGACCAAAGCTCAATTTCGGTACCTCATCGCTAACAGCCTGAAAGCTATGGTGGACCCATAGCCAAACTTGGGATCTTCGTTAGGGTGCAATGATCGAATGCTCACAAACCCGGTCCCTACCGACATATAGGGCATGGCCTCCCAGTTGTTTGCGCTTGCCGCCGGGTTAATCGGTAGGATTGAAGCCGAGCATTTGGCGGGGTCAAACCCCGCAATGGGGACGGTAATCACAGCCCCCCGGCTCAGCTGATAGCGCTGGTTATGGATCACCTGGTAGGTGAAGTTATCGGTGTCCAACTCGATAGCTCCTTTTGCGCTCCACGTTCTTAACCCGAAGCTCATTCGGACAGATCTCCCAGCTGCACGCGCTTGATGTTATCGGCGTCGTACACCCGCAGCGATCTGTGCGTCATGATCATCCTGCCTTCATCTGGAACGTTGCCGTTGATTTCAAACGTTCCCGACTTATCAAGGCGCCAACCGCTGACACCTGCCACGTAGTTCGTCGAAGCGATGTACTCGCCAATTTTGGCATTGGTGATCGTGCCGTCCTGGATAAACGCGGAGGCCATAAACACCTGCCCGTCTTGAACCACAAAAGGTGTAAAAACCTCACCACCTGCGAGTGCTCCAACGACAGCAAAACGATCAGCGCTGACCAAGAACTGGCTTTGTGTAACGCCCTCGGCGTTGGTTTCGATGCCGAGCCCAATACCCGCCGTGACCAATTGGCCGTTGGTATTTACCTGCATTTTCACTGACCACATGGTCGACAGGTTGCCCTCGATGTCTCCCTGAGCCTTGCTGACTGTTTGGATAGCAGCGGAGTTCTCGCCGACCTCAACACCGATCTGGTTTATTGCCTCAGCAATGGCTTCCCTGTCGGTCGCTACAGCGCGCTCCAAATCAACAATGGTTCCGCGCACATCACCCACTTCGGCGCTGAACTCTGTCTGACGTTGGGCCAGCGCCTCGTTCTGTGAGCTGCGCACTTTCACTTCCTGGGCAAAATTGGCCGCGCTGTTGTAGCCCTGCAAGGCATCTACGAGATCACCCTCCCCATTGTCATCGCGGTATGACGCTTGCAACGCTTGAAGGCTGGACGCCTGAGCGGTGATGACGCCATCCAGCTCAGTGATCCCGGCAGTATTGATTTCCACCTGACGGGCCAAACCATTTGCCGTCACTGCAACCTGACCAACGTCCAGCCAGTAGGCTGTATCAGGGGGTGGCGTGTTGCTCGGTACTGGACTTGCTGCTTGATAGATCCGCTTGTCATAGACCACAAGGTCGCCGCTGAGATATACCGTCGAGGGGTCATACGAGGGCAGCACATCCAGCGCGTCGAGTTGCGACTGCAAGCCCGGAATCTTGTCGATTTCATCCAGTAGATCCTTGCCAAGTTCTGTCTTTCCAATGTGCCCGGCAATCAACTCCAGCACCGGTCCGGCATCAGCGCTGGCCTGCCCCATCACTCCGCTTTGCACCGGGTAAAACGGCCCGATATTGCCGGTGCGGTCGACCAGCCGCGCCCAGAAGAAGAACTGCGCGCCAGCAGCTAGGCTTTGCAGGCGGTAATCGTTCTGCGGATAGGCCAGATCCGACAGTTTGACGGCGCCCTCCAGGCTATTGGCTTGGCTGAACCAGATTTCGGTGCGCTGGGTGTCTTCCGCCCCTTCCGGGAACCCCCATTTGAGGCCGATTTCAAATAACCGGCTTTGGGTGTTCAAGTAGCTGACCGCCGGTGGCAACCCTTCCTTGCCGTTCAACTGAGTCAGCTGCGACGACTTCCAGATCGAGGAAATATCAAGCGCGCTGACCGCCCGCACCCGGGCCAGATAAGCGCCCGCGTAGATGCCGGTGACGTCCACGCTGGACGAGCCCGTGCGCTGCACCTTGATCCAGTTGCCGCTGTCCTTGCGCCACTCCACGTCATAGGCAACCGCACCGGCCACCGACTCCCAGGCGATGGTCATGGTGGTCACGGCCAAACCTTGAGCAACCGACGAATTTGACGTCAGTGTCACGCTGGCCGGCGCCGGTACCACGGTGATCGGAATCACGCTGATGGGTCGCTCTTCCAGACGGGCGCCGGTGTCGATATGCGCGAACTTGCTTGGGTCATACTGCACGGCCGAGATTTCAAATACGCCGGGCTCTGGTCGCGACACACTGGTGACCCGGTAAAGCGGTACCGCCAGATCGTCAGCGTCCAGGCACCAGACCAATTCCGCTTCAGGCGCGACGGAGTACGCGGTGGTCACCGTAACCTTGCGCCCACTGACCAGTTGAATGGTTCGGCCCTCGCACTTGCCGTCGGGCAGATTGAGAATAAGGCGATCGCCCGGTTTGGCCGAGGTATCGCGGTCCAGGGTAATGACCTTGCCACCCACCGCCGACACCAGGCCACCCACCGGCCGCCCAGCGATCAACTCGTCAGCTATCGGGATCACATACCCCGGCAATGGAATACGCCCGGCGAGGCCGGTTCTGAACGTTACCGCCCGATCCTTGGCATTGGTCAGCAGCGCCCACTTGCCCCGGCGCTGCGCCTCGGACTCACGGGTGCAACCAATGGCGCTGATCTCCAGCGGATTATCACCATAGCGGCGCTGCAGCTTGCTGTCGGTCACCGCCGTGACGTCAGTATCGTAGTTGTTGGCCGGGTTGTCGTAGCTGATCAATGCGCGGCTGTAGCGGGTGCGCTCCGAGGCGCTGGCATAGGTGAACTTGCCATCGATCACGTTTGCCCGGGTGTAGGCGAAGTCAAAGTCAGTGGAGCGCGGCATATCCGACAGCGAAATCACCTGGCCCTGAGCCCAGTAGGTCATGCCGCGGTAGATTGCAGAAATATCCCGCAGCAGCGTCCAGGCATCCGACTTGCCCTGCAGGTTCAGGTTGCAGATAAAGCGCGGTTCCATACCCCCTCTACCGTCAGGTACCAACTGGTCGCAGTACTGGGCGATGCGGTACATCTCCCATTTGTCGACCTGCCAGGGTTTGATCCGGCGGCCAAGACCGAAACGGTCGTTGACCGTAATGTCGTAGGTCATCCAGACCGGATTATCGGTCCAAGCCTGCTTGAAGGTGCCGTCCCAGATTCCAACGTAAGACCTGGTGCGCGGGTCGTAGTTGCTGGGTACCGACATCTTGCGTGCGTCGCACTCGATCGTAATCGCTGGGATGTTGCGAAACTGCTCGGCCGAAAATTCAATGTAAAGCAGTGCCGTGTTCGGATACCGCAGCTTGGCGTCGATGACCTCAGTGAAACCTGCAATCTGCATGGTGTCAGCGATTTTATTATTGTTCTGATTGGCGGTTAAGCGCGTGATCCGCAACAACCAACCGCTCGCAGCTTTGGGCAAATCGATGCGCCGCGTGCGCTCGTAAACGCTGGTGGTCTTCCCATCTACCGCTTCGTTCAGCACCTCTCGGTACGCGCCGCCATCGGTAGCCACTTCGACCTTGAACTCGATCCGGTAACCGTTGATGTTCCCGCTGGCATCAATCGATTGCAGCATTGGCCAGGCAAAGCGAAGGCGCACCGCAGAAAGCTGGGTATTGCTGATCGCCCTCACCCACGGTGTACCGCTTCGCAGCTCAATACCCAAGCTGGTTTCGTTCTCCACTGAGGGAATCCCTGGGATGTAGGGTTGCTCAACGGAGCCGGTACGCCACTCCCACTTCACATTCGGGAAGTTGAGATTCCCTTGTTCATCCTGCAGTGGGGTGTTGTCGAGAAAGATGTTTTTGGCCGTGGGCGTCCCGTCAAACTCGCCCTCGCCCACTGCGATCAACATTTTTGCCAAGGCAATAGAGCGCAGACTGTCCGGGGCTTCGGTAGGTGTCTTCGGCTTGTCTGATCCGCCCTTGGCGCCATGGATATCGAGTAATTGTGCTGCGCCCATGCTTTCCTCCAGGCATTAAAAAGCCGCCTCGCGGGCGGCGTGTGTGCTGTTGTTTTTACATCTGATCTTCGGCGTAAATGGCGGCACTAATGATTGCGCCACCCCAGCGGCGACGGCCATAGCACAGTGAAACAGGGTTACCTGAAGCCGTGGTGTTCTTGGCGCTGCCGAAGGCGTATCCGGGGGTATTTTCTGGGGCTGCGCTGGTTTTAAGGCCGCCTGGTTGGGGGCTTAGCATTTGGATTACGCCGCCCAGCACCATTGAGCCACCCATCATGATCAATGCCGAACCGAATGGTGCGCCTGCGCCAAAGGTGCCGCCGGTGATGACCAGTCCAACAACGATCAGCACGGCCCCTATAATGGTCTGGAGCGCCCCGCCACGCTTACTGCCGGTGACAATTGGGGCGATTCGAATATCCCCTTCCCCGGAAAAACCAAGCTCTTTCTCTTCAAGGTTTTTCGACCCTCGGAAAACTGCGAACTCGATCCCGCGAGACTTTGCGTTAGACAGAAATCTTTCAAAGCCCGGTATCTGCACGCATAGCGCCTTGATAGCCTCGCCAGGGGTCCGGACAGAAAGCCTGAAAGAGCGCCCGAACTGCCGAAGTTGCCCATACAGCAGAATCGTGGTCAGTGGCTGATAGTTGATCGCCAATGCGGCCATAGGCATTCTCCAGGTAATAAAAAGGCCCGCAGAAGCGAGCCTTGAATGAATTGATGTGTCGCTACAAACAGCCTTGCAATGCGGACAGCCTTTTATTGGCGATCCAGTTACCAACCAACACGTAATATTTTGCTTCCGATCCAGAGCCTTTTGGCTGGATATCAACGAAGTACTGCGAGCCCTCAGTAAAAACCGTGTATCCGGAGTCGCGGCTTGGCTGAAGAGTTGCCCCAGGCGTGCCGCCGAAGATAGGTTGGTTCTGCCATTCGTATTGGATGCATTGAGCCAGAGCAGCAGCGGCTTTCTTCGAACTCAGCACCTTGTACGGACCCTCCTGGCGTGCTTCGTTCATCGTGGGTGCCATGCACCCCACCAGGAGCGTCATCACCAAAGTCCCTATCAAAATTCGCATGTCGTTCCCTCAATTGATTTGGCGGGACTTTAGCATCAGCAACGCTGTCATGGCAGAATGCCCCGCCACCAATAACGGAACCTGTGATGAGACCCTTCGCAATAGCTGCATTAATGCTTCTGCTCACAGGATGCGCATCAAAAGTCGTTGAGTACACTCCGGCCAAGATCAGCCCAGAGCAGGCACGTTCGGTAATTGAGCAGGTACTTATGGAGCAACCTCTCAAGACCAGGCCGGAACAGGTCGTGTTTACTGATGAGTACATTGGTTATGGCAGCGGAATACTCTCGACCACCAGCGGCTTTGCCAGCGCAGTCCCTCTCGGTGGCGGAGCAATTGCAGCAAGCAATTCAAGAACATCGTCAAAAGCTGTTCAAACTCGTATTTACTACAACTCAATCGGTAGCGTGGCCCTCTACTCGAAACGCGGCCGATGGGTTGTACAGACCCGGAGTACAGGCGGGAGCGTCATGAACAGTTCACTTGTAGATACACAGAAGAAAGCTGAGCGTTTTGTGGATGCGATGGTGTCTTTGAAGCGCGGGTAGCGAGTTAGCAAATACAAAAAGCCCAGCGCTTAGCTGGGCTTTTTCATCTCATGAAGCGTCGCTTTGGAGCTCCGACCAAATCAACTTGTAGTTCAATGGAGGCAACTCATAGTGTTCAGCCAAGTAAAGCCCAAGCATTTCTCCTTCTTTGGCATAAGCCAAGGCTTTATTTGCTGTTGGGTACCAGCTCACCCAAAGACTTTCAAGCGGGAAACCTTTTCAAATGATGCATAGTTGAGGCGCCAGCCAGCAATATGCCCTGCTGCATCAGGAGTTTTGGCGCACCGAACAAATGCAGACAGTCTACGCCTCAGGTTCTCCGACTCACCATATAGTCAAAATCCCATGCTCATCAACGCCGACAGCGCGATTGATGTCTCTATCGGCACATATCAGGTAGGCCCCCGGAGTAGTCGGCGCACTTCTGTAGTGTTCGGTCAGCTTCAGCTACTAAGGCTCCCAGCCTTGCCAGTTTTTAACTCTCATCAAAAGCCTCCACCAATGGAGGCGCAACGATATCGCTCTATAGATTCAAAAAAATCAGTCCAAGAGCATGGAAGGCAAAACTATGAATTTTGATCAAGACTATAACTGATCACTTTTACTCTCATACTTACTAGCAAAATTTAGCAATTCTTTGTTGATGCGCTTTTTATCCGGCGAATAATGCGCCTCACGATGGCAATTCGGACAAAGCGCAACGCAATTCCAGTATCTGTCGCTGTTTTTCGCACCGAGAATGTGATGAACGTCAAGAAAACCTGGATATTTTCGAGTGTCACTACACGACTTTCGCTCGCACCCCGAGGTCGCGCGCTCGATAACTTTCTGCCGAACTTTTGGATTGCGTCGCACATAGGACTTCATCACCATGAAGCTTAAGCCGCCATCACTGCCTAGGGCTGAAAAATCAGGAGACATATGCAAATCATCAAGCGTGTCATCAAGAAATTCTACTGCATACCACTTGTCGTCCCTCTCATCCAAATACATTGGAATTAGTTCTCGGTCGAATTTTTCGATTTTGGCAGGACCTAACCCTTTCTCATTTTTTCGTTCGTCCGAATTGATCATTTTGAAGGTCTTTAATAGATACCCCTCATCCTGAACCAACTTTATGTGTCTCATCGACTGGGAAAAACCACTTTCCTTTCTCCCTGTGTCACTTACCGACCAACTTTTGTCAAAAATTTTAGTCTCGTTTCCTTCTTTCCAGTGCTCCCATGCGCCAAAAATTACGATCCGGTTCTTGTGATTGACGAACGACCAACTCCACGTCCAGTTATCACAAGTAGCTCCATGTAGCTCAATGAATTGCTTCCTACTCATCCCTTCAGTGCCTCCAAAACTTGAAAAAGGCCTGTGCGCCGAGACAGACCTCTAATAGTGCAGGACCGTATCACCCAATTAATCTGCATGAATCCTCAGTTATATGCAGCTACCCACCGATAGTAGCCTCTGACCTCCATGCAACAGGATTCCCCCTGTCCTACGATTGCAAGCCCTAGGACTGGGGTTGCGCTAGTATCGGCGTATTTTACACAAGGAGAATGATATGCCAGAACCTACCCTCGCCCTCAAACTCCTCGGCCACACCGAACGAGACGACGGCTTGATTGGGCGCTATCACCTGGAAGTCACCGATACTCGGAGTGACAGGACCGTGACGATCTCTGTCGAACCGAGGTACCTTGCATCAGCCAGGATGCATGAAAAGGATCCTACTAGATCGGTGCACATTCTACAGGGCAACTCGCGTAGAGCACGATCAGATGCTACTTGAGATTCTTGATCCGCAGGCTGCAGCAATCCTAGAGCAGCCCGGCCCGCCGGGATTTATGCACTTGGACTGCACCCACTAATTACAGATCCAAGGATGACAATGACTAGGAAGCTTTTCGCTGAGGATATCGAGAAAAAAGTCGAGCAATTTCACAGAGTCTTTGACCGAAACGATGCTCTGCTGACAGCAGTACTTCGAGGCCACATGATGATTGAAGAGCGGCTCCACGATGTGATCTCTGCTGGTGTTGCGTGCTATTCCCGCCCGCACAACCGAAACGATATATTCACTTTTGGCACGGCTACAGAGCTGTGCCAATCAATCGTGGGTCGAGCTGCCGCTCCCCATGTTTGGGGTGCAGTTAAATCGCTCAACAACCTCCGTAATGCGGTGGGCCATCGCAACGAACCCGCCCGGCTGGATGCACTATTGTTGAAGTTCTTCAAAGATAGCGAGTCGGTCGCTATGATTATTCACAAAGGGGGAGCGTCCTACGACCCAGAAGGTGAGGATGATAATACTCACGCCATTGCTGTTCGTGTGCGCATAACGGCGCTTTGGATCGTTTTAGGAGTTCTCGCTGACGACTTGGCGCATGACTTGGATAACGCGTTAAAACCTCGAAGATATTAACCATACAACCGATAAGTCAGATGCAAAAAGCCCAGCGCGAGGGCTGGGCTTTCGGGTACGCATAAATTTACACCGCGTTTAGACGGTCAACCATGTCTGGAAAGCGCTGAACCAATTTGATCAACAGCGCTGCCTGGGCATTGGGCTTTGACTTCGACTGCTCCCAGTTTTTCAGTGTATCCGGGCTGGTTCTGATCTGCCGGGCAAACACTGGCTGAGACATGTGCAGCTTCTCGCGAATGGAAACAATTTCGGCAGCAGTCACTTCGGGAACCGGCAACGCCTCCACTTCGTACTGACGAAGGGTGATCTTCCCCTCACGATGTTCGCCCATCTCGTTCACGCCTTGCATCAGCTCGGCAAACAGATCGCGCTTTTTCATTTTCCACCTCGTTGTTTCAATTCTGCACCAATGGCCGCCTTCAGTACTTTCTCCTGATCGGCGGTCAGGTTCTCCAGCTCATCCTTGTCGTAGATTGCAAACATCCAGAACTGACCATCATCCAGCAGCCAGTAATAGATGACCCGCAACCCGCCACGCTTGCCCTTCCCTCTGCGGGCGTCTTGCCAGCGTAGCTTTCGAAATCCACCCGTACGCGGCATTACATCGCCTGCGGCCGGGTTCGCCTGCATTTCTACTTGAAGCTGCCGGTATTCATCGTCAGTCAGGTAGTCACCCAACGTGGCGGTGAAGCTTGTGGTTTCAAAGAAGACTGTTTTCATTGGCGCTAAGTGTACGCAGATTGCCTATAGAATGGCAAATGGTTGCAGCCTGTACGAATCCCCAGTAACAACCCATCACCTACCGTAGTCGCCTCCTGCCCTTACGCAATAGGATTTTCCCAGTCCTTTACCTACAAGCCCAAGGGCTGGGGGTGCGCCAACTTCGGCGCATTTATGACCTGGAGGTCAATGTGAGCAATGAACTACCTAAAGACCCAGATAGCGTGGGATGGTTTCTCGGTTGGGGCGTTTTGAGGAATGCACCGTGGAGCCTCCACGGCGTTTACTTAAACAAAGCTGAAGCGGAGTCTCAAGCAAAGGTCGCTGGTGAGGGGTACGCTGCACGGTATGGGTCCCACAGACCGGAAACAGATGATTTCGTCTGGTCTGATCTAACTCAGAACTGATTCCATATTGATTGAGCCGGGGCATGAGACGATCCTTGCCTTGAGCCCCGGCTTAGCAGTGTAAGTCCGAACATACCCATCCCCGCCTGGCCCGACTTTACCCTTGAAACTCAAGCGATCAATCTCAGTTTCCCCATCCAGAATGGCAACAACGGCCTCTACTCCGCAGAGCGCGCCATTAGACGTGGTAAACAAGTCTCTGATTATCAGCTTGTAGAGCTGGCTGGCCTTCATATCTTGCTCCTGCGGCTCTGCCGCATTACGTTAATTGTTTTGTATTCTTGTGCCTGAGGATCAGGCGTGTCCTATCCAGCCAAGACCCGCCATAAACCATTACTTCAGACGGCCGCCCACACAGGTGATGAAGCAAAAACGGCCCCGGACCGAACACATCCGAGTCTTCACCAGGTAAGGCCGGATCATCCCCGAGATAAATCCCCGCATGATTCGGGTGAGCCGTTCGCCCAATCGCCATAATTATCAAGTCACCGCGCTGCGGCTGATCGACCCGCACAAAGCCCGCCGCTTCGTAATTGGACTCGTAAAGGCTGGTGTTGTCCGCATTCTCCCACCAACCGTCCTCACGCTTGAAAGCTTCAAACTCCAGCCCCCATTCGCGTTTGTACCAATCAGCACAAACCTGCCAGCAATCCCAGGCACCGTGCACAAATGGGCGCTTCAGCAACGGCGTACTGCCGGTCGGAGTAATCGTGCGCAAATCCCCCTCAGGCCAGCTCAAAATGTGCCAAGGCAAGGCCGTGGCCTCACACATAGCCAAGTCATGCGGTGACGGCCGACTGGTTGCGTCCGGGTGCGAGTGGACAATGCCGATTACCTCCCCCACGTCTTCCGCCGCCGCGTAGTCCTCGGGATCGAGACGAAACTCTTCATTCGGCTCGCTGGCTATGTTCCGGCACGGGAAATACTGCTGCTTGCGTCCGACTGCCAGCAGCAGGCCGCAGCACTCTTTAGGGTACTCGGCAACCGCATGAGCTTGTATCGCGCTCAGAATGTGTTTGCGCATGGTCAGCTCCGGGAAATGAGGGATACAGCGGGAAATCCCCCGTGGGGCAGCTCTTCGTTTTCGCCGAAGCGCAATTTGCAGGACGACAGGCAGCCTTTGCAGATGTCCTTGCTCGGGTCGTCGGTGGGCACATCATCGTCATCAAACATTAACCGGCCGGTGTAATTGCAGTTCGGCCCACGGTAACCACCAGTCATGGCCCAATGGCAAAAGGTGGTCATCTGCCTCCCAGGCAACCCGTGGTTGTCGATCTCGCCCGGCGAGGACAACTCCCATTGCACCTGCTCGCCGTCTTCACCGGTCTTCTGGTCGATAAACCAGATTTCCAGCGCCTCCTGGGTTGGGTCGGCAGTAGGGTTGCCGTCGGGGAAGTTCTCCGCGTCCAGGTACTGCGCCATGGTTTCGCGCACGGTGAGTTTGAACTTGAGCAGGTCTTCAAAGGCCAGGCACAGGGCGGTGACCCGGCCGTTAACGTTGCCCGCGACAAAGGTGGGCCGCGTTGCGGTGCCGTCGCTGTTTGCACCAATACCTTCGATGTTGACCGGCCACGCGGCATATTCGTTGCCCTGCCAATAGATAGGCTTGGCGCCCAGTTCCCGGCCGTTCTCAGCGCTGAATTGACCACCCGCAAAGTCCAGCGACAGAGAAGGTCCGTTCTGGTCGAGTTCCGCTGGGGTATGCGGGATGGAATGCCCATGGAAGCGCAAGATATCCGCGCCGTACTCGCTGCCGTCGATTTCAAACAGGCGCACTTCGCCACCGGGCTCCAGTTTCTGGATGTCCGTGATTAATGCCATGGGGATTTACCTCAGGGGTGGAACGCTTGCTCGAATGTGGCTGACAGGGAATAGACCTGGCCGCCGCGGGGTGAGGGTTTGTAGCCGTTGCACTTATACAGGCCGAGTTCGCCCAACGGCGGTGTCCACAGAAAGGCCTTGGCCCCCTGGTGTCGATCAAGAAAAGCCATGATTGCTTTGATCTTTTCCTTGGGGCCGGTGTGCATAAAGGGCCAGGTCTGGGATTTGTTGTTGATGCCGTCCGAGACCGATTGGGCGTAGCCGTCGCCGAACTGCTGGGTGCGCACTCGCTGTTTGATCTCGCCCTCGCCTTTTTCGCTTTGCCAGATGAAGGTTTCGATTGCCATAAATCATCCTTTTACGTTGCGGCTGCTGACTCCGCCCTGGCGCCAGGACTTGGCGATTTCTTCCTTGGCCACGGTGCGTATCCGCTCCTGCATGTTGCGCTGGAAAGTTTCGGTGTCGAGTTCAGCCCCTTCCGGGCGGGCGGACTCTTCATCGGTCATCACCATGATCGGCATGCTGAGGCTCACCGAAGTGCCGCCCCCACCGCCGCCTACCGCCATAACCCCAAGCTTGCCGCCTGCAGTGCGCGTGAGAGGCATGATTGCCTCTTCGCCCGCCTCGCCCATGACTCCTGTTTTACCCCCTGCCATACCGAAGGCAGTCGGCTTACTAACAATCGTGTTGGTGAATGCGGCACCATCGGCAAACAGTTGCACGCCCGAACTCCAAGCGCCGCCATTGGCCTGCGCGATCCCCGACCAACCACCCATGACCTCAGGGCTGTATCCCCCTGCTGTCGAGCCTGCCGAGGACGGCGAACCACCGCCCCCGAAGTAGCTCGCTGCAGCGCCCACCAAACTGCTGAGCAGTGAAGAGCTAGCCTGCCGCGCCGCAATGCGCGCCATATCCGCCAGAATCGACTTGGTAAAGTCCGCGAACGACAGCTTCCCGGTCATGGCGAAGTTGACGACAGCATCCTCCATCGAACTGAAGGCGTTGCCGAATAGGGCCTTGGTCTGGCCCGCAACATCCCGGGCGCTGTTCAGGTAGTTCTGGAATGCCGAGGTTGCGCCATTGCGCCAGTCGCTTTGCGCGGCGGACATTTGCTCGTAGTTACTGAGGGTAGTGTCCTTGAGGTCGGATTCGCTTTTGTTGATCGCGGCCAGTTTCTGGTTGTACTCATCCGCGCTCATATTGCGCGCAGCATCGGCCTTGTCCCGCGCCAAATCCAGCCGCTGCTGGTTAGCCCGATCCGCGATGCCGTTGAGTTCGCCATTAAGTGAGTTCTGCCGGTCTCCCTGACCAACACCCGCCGCCGCACGCTGACCGGCCTGCTGTAGCGCCTGGTTCTGCCGCGCCAGCGCGTCGATATAGCTATTGATCGCCAAAGTCTGCTTTTTAAGGCGCCCCTCTTGATCGATCTCAAGCACCTTGAGTTTGCTGTCAGCGTCCTGCTGGGCCTTGACCATATCGGTACGGGCATCGGAGATTTTCTTGTCCAGCTCGATAGCCTGGGCAGCCGAGGTCGTCTTGCGGGCCTTGGCCGACTCAAGGGCTGTGATCTCGGCCTCATATGCGCCCGTAATTTCGTCTTTTTCGTTACCGATCAGGCCTGCACGTTTCCAGCTGTATTCCTCCTGCGAAACCAAACCGGCCTTTTGCAGTGCATCCAACTCTTTTTGGGCGTTGGAGTATTCAGCCAGAATGGCCTTGATTGCGTTTTGCGAGGCGTTGAATTCGGTCAGGTCAACAGCGCCGGGAGCCCCACCTTTAGGATCCTTGAACCTTGTATTGATATTCGCGATGTTCTTGTCGATAACGCCCTGATTCAGGCGCGCATCGTCAGGGTTCGCCTTGCGAATGGCTTCAAGCTGCTTTCTGTACTCCTTGACGGCCTCCGTGCGCTTTTGCTCATTCGTCAACGCCGACTTGGTGAGTGCGTCGACCTTAATCTGAGCCCCAACCGCATCATCTTGGATCTTTCTCTGCTCGCCCTCCAACTTAGCGATGTCTTCCTGTGCAGCCTTTTCGTCCTCCAACATGCTCAGGCGATTTTGCCGAAACTCAATCAGCGCATCCTTTGACTTTTTGCTTTGAAATAAACCGCCCATGTCCTGAGCTTCCAGAAGGTCCGCTCGCGCACCTTCAATTTTCGTATTGATATCGAGACGCCCAATATTTAACGTCGCATCCAGCGCGCCGGCAGCCGCATCCTTGATCCCTTTCCAGGCGCGCTCAATCGTCCCGAGGTTGTCTGTGATCTGCCTGGATCGGTCTTGAACCGTCTCCGCATAGGTTTTGGTGAGAAGGTCGGTCGCTGCCGTGGTATCGCCCTGCTCCTTCAGCGCGACAATCTGTGAGTAAACCGAGGCGGTCAGGAAGTGATATTGGTCATTCAGCTCTTTGGCTGCCGCCACAGGGTCCTTGGCGATTTTGACGAACTCGGCAATGGTTGCATCAACAGACCTGCCTGTAGCGTCTTCCATAGCAGATGCGGCATCAGCGATTTCCTTAAAGCTGCTGCTCGCAATCACACCACTGCCCGCGAGCTTGGCCAGTGTGGCTGCCGCATCGCCGATCGTGCCATTGGTGGCACTGACCTGCCGCGCTAGGTCAGCCAATTGCCCCGCGCTGGTTCCGGCATAGTTGCCGGTCAAAATCAGGGATTTGTTATAGGCGTCCGCTTCCTTGCTGCCCTGGTAGTAGCCATAAATTAAAACGCCAACAGCAGCCGCCGCCGCAAGCGTACCAGCCACCAGCGCAGCCATTCCAAGCCCGACCGGGCCGGTGCTGGCAGTAAGCGCTTCCAGTGCCTTCTTGGCGTTCTCAGTGGATTCGGCCGCCGCGTTGGACTTGTCCGCGAGGTCGGAAATGCTCTCGCCGGCTTCCCCTGCGTTTTCAGCCACTTCCTTGGACTTGTCCGCAATGCTCGCCAGCGAGTCGCCCAAAGCCGCAGCGCCAGCACCGCCGGAAAACAGCGAGGAAATACCCGCGCCCGAGATACCGGCCCCGATGCCAAGCCGGGCAATAGCATGGAGGCCGCTGTTCCAGTTGCCTGAAGACAGTGCATTTATCAGTTGCAGGACGTTTTTCTGGGCGCCTCGCGTACTTAAGCCGAAGCTGTCGGTAGCGTCTTTGGCTTTGACGGACTCGTCATTGAAACCCTTGATCTTGCCGCGGGCGGTTTCGATATCCGCCGAGTAGGCTTTGAACCCGTCCTTATCAATATTGCCCGCGGCCCGGTGCTGATTCAGTTGGCGTTGTTGCTCGTCGAGACGCGCCAGCGCTGCTGTGGTCGGGTTGATCTGCCCCAGCAGCTTTACCAATCCATCAGCCTGCACACCGGTTGCAGCCGCCGCCAAACGACTCGCGTCGGCTTGCTTGTCGACAGTGCCCACCAGGGCATCAGCGTCGGCCTTGAGTCGGCGATTGAGCGCGGCATAGTCGGTGGTGGTCGCACGGGCTGCGTCCATTGCCGAGGTGCTTGAGTTGACGCTCGACGCCAGGCTCTTCAAGTACTCGCTGGAATCCAGCGAAGCCCTGGCCATGGCCAGCAAGCGGGTTTTGGCCTCTTCAGTGGTTTCCGCCAATTTGGTTTCGGCACCGGACAAGCCGGTGGCTGCCGTGGAGGCCTTGTCGAAGCTCTGGCCAATCCCTTCGGCGGCCTTTTCCGCCTTCTCACCTGCCTGGACAAACTTGTCGAGTTCGGCACCGGCCTTGGTAACGTCGCCGGTCTGGACTTCAATCCCGAGGCTCGCAATATCGGTCATGCCGTCATCCTTTGTTCATTTGCTCAGACATGGCGAGCATGGCTTCGGCCTCCATGATCCGCAGGTCAGGGAAGAGCTTGATGGTGGCTTTTCTCGTCAGGCCCGAGAGACTAGCCGTGTCGTAAATTGCGGAGTAGTCGAGGCCGGTCGCGCCGCATGCGCCGGTGCGCCATTGAGTGGTCATTGCTTCAAACAGCCGAAAGGCGGGCCAGTTATCGGGCCAGACCTCAATGGTGTCATCGCAATCATCCGGGGAAAGCCCGAACATGCTGAGCTGTGCGGCTGATGCGGGCTGCTCGTACAGGGCGCGCCCGACCTCGATCAGTTTCCCAGGCGGGCCGGGTCGAAGGCTTGTTGGTAGGTCTTGATGATGGCATCGCCCACACCAGCTGTAGATTCGACCAGAGCCCGGATCGAATCTTTACTGAGCTTGGCATCAAAGCCCCACCCTGCCACCAAGGCCTCAACCTGTTCGACTTGCCTGTCAATACTGGCATCGGTAATCACAACGATGGTCAGGTCATTACCCATCTCCTTGAAGCGTGCCTCATCCGCCTTGAAAGCTTCCTGCCAGGAAAGAAACAAAGCTGCCAGCGCCTTACGGTCGCGGTACTTGAACTCAAAAGGCACCTTGTCGGGATCACCGCCAATGCGCGGAATCTCAACGTCGGCTTTAAAGGTCGGGTTTTGCGCAATTTTGAACTTGGCCATAACAGATCCTTACGAGGCGTAACGAGTAATCGGGGCTTGCAAGGCCAGGGTGATGGTTCGGGTCATCACCGCACCGCGAGCCACAACAGGCTGTGGCGACCACGAGGTAAACGCCCCGTAATAGATCGTGTCCTTGCCCGGCAGGTTGAGGCGAGAGGCATGCACAGTGGTACTTGCATCAGCGGCCTGCACAATTGGCACATAAGCCTGGCCGGGGTCATCGGCAACCGTCAGCGTCATGCGCGCAGGCGACTTGTCCGTTGGCGTCTCACGGCCCTGAGCGTCTTCAAGGAAGGCGACAGCCAGGTAGTTCTGGTCGCCACCTGAAAACGCGATATCGCTGACTTGCGGGACCAGCACCCAGGTCAGGATTTTCTTCAGTGACCCCGCGCCACCCATCGCCGGGTAAATCTGGGTATCGCTGGTATCGATGCTTTCCAGCGTAATCGCAGTTGCTGTCGCCGCTTTTACACGGGCAACTCGACCGTTCAAGGGTGTCCAGCCGGAAGAGACCAGCACGATATCGCCAACGGCCAAAGTGGACCCGACCACTGTGGCCACGGCTTCGGTTGCGTTGCCGATGGCGGTAAACGTAAGTGCCGCGGCGTAAGTCGCAGCGTGCTGGAACGTGCCGCCATTCGGAATTTTGTAGCCCATTGGTTTTTTCCTCATTGCAGAAATGACAAAACCCGCTCAAGGCGGGTTCAGGCTGTGCCCTATGGGCGTATTGGGATGAAGTCTGTGGATTGGCAAATAGAGCCATCGACCGGATGACGGCTGCTTGATAGGATCGCGCGCCTTACTTAATGCCACTCCTGGAATCAAACACATATGAATCGAGAGCAAATTCGCAGCGCCATTTGGTTCGCGATAATCACCTCAGTGATTGCACTGCTGTCGGCCTACGCCCAAACCGATCCGAATAGCGCCGAAAGTTGGTTGATCAAGTCCAGGCTTCTGGCATCGCTGTGGGTAGACTCTCTGCCTCTGGCGGCAATTCTTGTGCTGATACTGGCCGCGCCTTGGTATTTGGTGAAGTGGTTCAGAAACCGCCGCAGCAAAGACTAAAAGCATCTCACCAGGTATCTGCGCGGTACTGGAACGAAACAGGCAGCGAGCTGGTGGAATCGCCTTGAATTGCCGGGGCCGTAGCCATCTGCGAACGGATATACACACTGAATGGCTCCTTGCCCGGCTCCGGCTTTTGCAGTTCAAGATTATTCGGGTACAGAGCGGCAAGCTCTTCGGCAATCAGCCCCGCAGCGCCCCGACCAGACCCGGCCTTGGTGACAATACTGACCTGCAGTACGCCACGGTACGAAGTGTGCTTGCCCTCCAGGTCTTCGCTGTCTGTATTGCCTGGCAGCAGATACACCTTCAAATAGGTGGCATCGCCCGGCGGCGGTGTAAATGCCACATCCTCAAAGGCAATCGGCAATTTGTGCACCCGGGCTTGAGCCCAATCCTTGAGGCGCTTCTCAAAAAGGCTGCGTATCACCCGATCACTCATGCTGGCAGCTCCGCTACAGCTTTATTGACGAATGTTTGAAACTCCGTGGTCGAAATGCGCACCATGCCGGCGGGCGCCTGACTGGACCAGCCTTCGTATTCCAGGCGCGGCCCATACGGGAGGTTGTTCATCATCCAGATACTGCCTACCCCGATCTGGAACTGCTCAATCACCTGCGTACCGCTGGTTTTAGCACTTGTTCCTCTCGGATCGATCAGATCCAGTACCCCGCTTTCGCCAACCTCAAATGAAACCTGCCAGTTACCGCGAAAGCGGCCTCCGACGTAATCCTTGCCTGTCACCAAACCATTGATGTTGAAGTTCTGAACCCGCTCGGCTTTGGTCAGCTTCTTGGCATACTTCACGCCCCGTTTCAGCTTGCCGGACTTGGTGAAGTTGCTGCCAGTCAGGTTGATCACCGTGTTGCGAATGGCGACGTTGTAGTCATAAGCATCGGCTGCCGCAGTGTTTGCCTGGCGGTGCTGGATGTTTGCGGCCCAAAGCTCGGGATTGCCGACGGGTGATCGATCCACCACGGCGCTCAACAGATCAATCGAGACCTTTTTGACCACCTGCTCAACGTTGCCTTTGGCCTTTTCGGCAAATGCTTTCAAATCCAGGCTAAAGCTCATAAACGCACCTGCAATTCGTAGAGAAGCGGTGTACCCGCCGGGTTGATTTCTTTGAGTGGCGGGACGATTGCCCAAGTAACGCCTTGGACCACCACCTTGCTCATCAACCCCGGTGCCCATTCGAGGCCTTTGGCCGCAAGCTTGAGCTTCTTGTCACCTTGCTTGATCAGGCTGTTGTTCTGAAACTCCAGACCGCTGAAGTCAGCCATGATGCCGTGGGCCACCTGCTCTCGGGTTTGATCGGGCGCCGTCTGCCCCGTCTCGGGGTCGTACTCGCCGGGAGTGATCTCATGCAGGACAATGGGCTGGCCAAACTCGGCAATCATCTCCAGCGCCATCCCGGCCATTTCATCGTAGAAAGACATTACGACCTCCGCAGGCTTACCTGGCTGGATGACTCCAATAGGCCCGAAAACTGCGCAACCGATTGCCGCCCGGCTGCCGCCTTGCTTGCACTGGCGGAAGCTTCCGCGTATTGCCGCGTTACAGCACCATCGACACGATCCATGGTAACTGCGCCCTTCTTCAGCTCCGGCGGTGCGAGGTCGTCGGCGTGAATCTCGGCCGCCAGCGCCATCTGCCCGGCCTTGATCTGGGGCGGAATCTGATCGGGCGGAAGCACCCAACCATTGCGCTTCACGTTAGCGCGAGGCCACGACAAAGACTGGTCCCGGCTGGCAGCGCTGCCCTTCCATGGCATTGCATCCATTTGCAGTGCTGCACGACGTAAAAGCGCTTCAAGCTGGATCGGCTCGGCCGGGATGGTTTTGCCAAAATTTGCGGCATAGGTGACCAGTTCGTCAGCTGTCGCAAAGCTTTCAGCCCCCGGCACACCGCTGCCGCTCTCGATCACCAGTGCCATATCAGACCTCTTTCCAGCCAAGCCGCGCGTGGTCGTCAAGGCAGGTCGGATGCACATACAGCACCTCACCGCCGTGCTCGACCTTGATCAGACCGGTGTAGTCAGGCCCTTCTTCCTTGGCTGCCGACTTGGCTTTCGAGCGATTGGTGCCCGCCTCATCAGCAAGACGCTGTGCCTCTGCCGCCTCCAGATCAAGCGCATCCTGTGCACTTTTGCCCCAGTCAGTGCGCTCCTGCTCACCCAGTTTGTCAAAGTCTTCGGCGCTCAACCCGCTTAATGCGATCGCCTTCTCCAGCAGCACCTTTGCCGCCTTCTGTTCTTTCGTCAGTCCAGCCATTGTCATTCTCCGCAAACACAGGGGCCGAAGCCCCCGGTTGTCGTTGTGGTCGAATTAGCCCAGCAGCAGGCTGATATGTTCGGACTTGATGGCGCGACAGCCCCAGGCCAGACGAACGTGGTAGGCCGTTTGCAGGAACTGGCGGTAGACCGCAATCTCGAAGGACAGCCCGGTCAGTGGGTCGGTGATGGTGATGACGTCGTCCGCCGAATCACCGCCCTCAGGCATTGCCGGGGCGCGGGTTGCCAGCACGATGGCCGAGCGGGCAAAAGCCACGTTGGCGGTGTACGAGTTGCCCAGTGTCAGGGCGTTGCCGGTCGGGATCAGGATCTGCGCACCGGGCTTGTTCAGCTTGATGGTGCCTGGAGCCGTAACACCCGCGCCCACCACGTACTTGTTGCCATCGTCCGCTGCGAAGGTGGCGATATCGCCCGCCAGCACAGTGCCGGTGCCCGTTGCCAGCGCCACGGAGGTCGCACCAATGGCAGTGGCGCCGCTGGTGACGTATGCAGCGCCGGAGCCTTTGACGTGCCGACCCACCTGATGGGAGTGACGAATCGCCATGTTCATGATGCGGTCGGTCATACCGTTGCGCAGCATGTCGCTGGAACCCGCTTCGTTGACCTTGAACAGGCCGGACTGCTTGCCGCGCATATTGCCGATGGCCGAGTGGCCCAGCACCAGCTGCAGGTCGTTGGTGGGTGCGCCGTTCTGCTCGAGGATGCCCAGCACGCCCGCGAAGTCCGACAAATCGGCAGCCGTGCCAAACGGTGTGGTGCCAGGGGTGCCGTAAGCACGCGAGGCGTTGCGGTACGCTTCGAGGTTGAGGTCTTTTTCGACCTCGTTCACCAGCGTGCGCATCGCCTGATAGAAGCGATCGGCCTGGATGCTCGAGAAGGTGCCCGCGTTTTGCAGGCCTTTGGTTTGCTCACCATTCCAGCGCACGGCGACGTGCTTGCTCTTGGTGATGGCCACCGCAACGTTGTCGACGATGGTGTCACCCGTATCAGGTGCGGTGACGCCCGGGGTGTTATCGGCCGCCGCCGCTTCGGTGGTGATGGGCACCAACACATCCTGGCCGATCGCCGCCCGCGCAACGGACGAGTCACGGGATACGGCCGGGATAAAGCCGGTCATTTCGCGAGAAATGACGTCCAAAGCCTCATAGAGGTCAGGGACGAGGTTGTTCAAAGTATTCGCCACGGGCGTTCTCCAGATATGAAAAAGCCCGCAAGCGCGGGCTGTAGGGTTGCTGCCGGGGTTCGCCCAGCGGCGTGTGGTCAGTCAGTGACCGTGCCGCCACTTCGTGCATGCGCCGCCTTGGCGGCCGGGTCCAGTGCATCGAATGCAGCACGGGGCAGAGTCTTTTGCCCGCCACCCTTGCCGCCATTGTTCGGAGCTCCGCCGCCGTTGGCGCCAGAACTCTTCAGAATGTTTTCGCGGTGCGGGTAGCGTTCGACGAGGGCTTCCAGCGCTTCGTCGAAGTCAGCCAGCTCACCCGGACGGGCACGGCTGTATATCTTGTTGCCGTCATCGCCGTAGGCAACGACTTTGCCGTCTTCGACCTTAAAGGCCTTGCCGAAGGTGTTCTGCAGCATGTCCGGCGGTACGGCGATCTTGTCAGTGACGAACTTGGAGCGCCCGAAGGCGCCGCCGATCTTCTCCTGGTAGAGAATGCCAGTGGTGGTATCGCGCTCGGCGGTGACTGTCTTAACTTGCTCAGCCAGGGTCGCCACCTGGGCCTTGAACTTCTCCTCGGTGGCGGCGATGGCGGCAGCTTTGATCTCTTCGACCTTGCCCGCTTGAACAAGCTGGCCGGCATCCAGGTTAGCGACGGTTGCCAGTGCAGCTCGGGCCTTTTCAGGGTCTTCAATACCTTCAAATGCCTTTGCTTTCGCTTCTGCGGTTTCTTTGCCTTCGCGGTGCCCTTTGGCTTCGGAATTCAGGGCCGTGATTTTGGACACGGCCGACGGCGCATCAAACGCCACGTCCTTGCCATCGTCATGGGTGTAGACAGGTTTACCGTCTTGAACGACCACATGACCTTGTTCGTCGAACTTGAGTTTCATGGGTGAGTCTCCGGGCATCCGCCCAATGGGTGAGCCATCCGGCGCGGTGCGGCGCTATCCATCCGGAATCGCGCCCATAAAAAAGCCCCGGCGGATGCCAGGGCTCTAAAAGGAAAAGTCCGCTCAAAAGCGGGTCATGCTGGTTGATTGAACTAGTTGCAGAAAGTCGAACTGCCGACACTCGTGCAAGTAGTTCCATCAGAACCATAAGTCGTGTTTCCAACACGAATTGCACTAGATCCATCGGAGTTATAAAGGTTGTTACCTACCTGAATGCTCGACTCTCCGTTGGAGTGGTACGTGTTATTTCCGACTCTTGTCGATCTTGAACCATCTGAGCCGTAAGTAGAGTTACCCACTTGGTTGTAGGAAGTACCGTCTGAACCGTAAACGGAGTTACCTACGCTGTTGTATGTCGTACCGGACTGACCATAAATGTAGTTCTGAGCCTGAACCACTCCAGATCCGACGACAACCAAGAGTGATGCGGCGATAACAGGCCATTTCATAACGGAACTCCCTAAGTGATATCAAGAAGCTATGACATGCATATAGGGTACTCAATCAATGCTACACCAGTAGCACTCTTTCTCCTTTGAGCAGGCACCCAATGCAGATCAATGTCTTGGTCCCGCCCGTTGGCTTGCCGTTCTTCATCAGCACACCAATCTTGGTTTCGATCACCTCGCGCCCGCCGCAGCGATGGCACTGCACCATGGTGGGCGGCTTGGGCATAGCCCGTACACGCTTGCGCACTTTTTCCGCTGGGGTATCCGGGGCAAAGGTGCCTTGTATGAGGTGGAGACGAGGCTTATTGGCCATTCTGATAGTGGTTGATCAGAACTTGGATAGGGTCTTCGCCGCGAAGAACGAAAACCGTATGTTTGCAGCCATTGGAGTCCACAAGCTCAGCACGAACATACTCCTCCTCACTTGGTACGCCTCCTACCCTCTGCTGAAATCCGGTCCGACGCTTCTTAAGGCGAACTTCCTGCTGTCCGCTCTCAATGTCAGTCATTATCCTGCCGTTTGTGCCGCCAATAAGCAGTATCTTCGTCATTGAAGCCTCCTAGTTAAGCAGCCATCTTAGCGAATGCCTGCGCGTCCCGCGCCTTGATCTGATCAAGCTCCAGCCACTCGCCCGAAGGTGAGTAAAAATCCTCCAGGACAAGCTTGCCGCCCTTGTAGAGCTTGTAGCGTTCCCGCCCAAGCACCTGGGCCTTGCGCTCATCCGACTGCTTGTCGAGCCAGGCACTGTAGTTCAATTCGGCGGATACGGTGCCATCCATACTTGCCCGCTGCCCAGGTGTCATCTCGTCAATGGGAATGCCGAGTTCACGCCATGACTTGGTGACCGGGCTTGAGGTACTGCGACAGTTGAAGTGCAGCCTCCCCGGCCCTTGCAGCCATGGAATATGGTGCTTGATAGGTTTATGCGTAAGCACTTCGTACTGCAACTGGTCACGGATACGGCATGGCGCCGAGGTGCCGTCATCCAGCGTGCTGATCCAGCGCTCGGCCTTCAGAATTTCTGCGTTAGCCTTGCTGAATTCTTGCCGGGCCGTGGCCGCCGTATGGCTGACTGCCGTGCGAATGACTGCGGCCAGGTCTTTACGGGGGCGCTCCAGAAAACCATCGGCATACCCCGCCGCCCGGGTACCGCGAATGCTGCGCACGATCTGGTCTGTGGTTTTGCCCTCCAGGTATCCGGTGCGCACAGCGTTGCGGACTTTGACCATCCGATCGGCTTCAATGCTTTTCGACCAGTCACGCAACAAGCGCCCTTGAAACGGTCGGGACATGGCCGCTGCATACGCCTGCTCGCCGCTGATACTGACGACGGGGAAACGCACTTGCACAGGCTGAGGGACCAGTTTTTCAAGCAGCGTCTGCTGCCAGCTCACCTCGTAGCCTGCCAGTTCATTCAAGTCAGCCTGCAACGCCTTGGATACCTGCGCATAAGCCTGGGCATTGATCGAACGAACCTCGTCCAATAGCAACTCCAAACGCTCAACCGTGAACGACTCGGCGGGCATTCGCTCCAGCGCTTCGGTCAGCGCAGCGGCAAGGCTGGCATCTGACCGGTTGAGCTGGGCAATGATCCGCCGCACCACGCCGAGCTTGTACTGCTCCAGGGATACCGCGTGGGCAACGTGCTCATTCTCCAGCAGCGAGTTAACCGTAGCCATCTAGAGTACTCCGAGGCTTGGACCTTGATCGGCGATCTTCTGCTTTTCGGTATCCCAGTCCAGGTCATCCGAGATCACACCGCGGCGCTGGATTTCCCTGAACAGGGTTTCATCAGACAGACGCCCCTGGCTGGCCATGCTCACCAGCAGCGGCAGTGTGGTTTCCGGGGCGAAGTCGATATCGAAGTTGCCATTGACCTGAACGTGCCCGCCTTCCGGTTGCTTGGTCCACAGGGCGAAATACTGCAGCACCTGATCGATAAAGTCCTCGAAGCGCTCGGCCATGGTTTGCAGCGGGCTCATTTCCTGAGCAGCCTCGTCCTCGGCCTGCGTGGCGGTCTTGGTAACTTGCTTGTCCTTTTGCAGCAGCTTGGCCCCGGACAGGCGCATATCATCCACCAGGTCGTGCAACGCCGTGCGCCCGGCTTCAATAGCCTTACCGCTATGTTCGACCCACTTCATGTCGCCATCCTTGGGCAACTTGGTAGCCGAACTCGTGCCGACCTTTAGCTCAAAGGTTTCGTCATCAATGCCGCTGATCATCAGCATCGGCACCCGGGCCACATGCAGGATGTTGTCCTGATCGCTCTGCGACTGCCAATGCTTGACGTTCATATACGCCAGCTCAAGCAATGGGGGTGTTGCGGTCATAAAACCGGTGCGCTTGGTGTAGAACGTGGCCAGCGGGATCACGTCGAGGCTGGTCCGCCCTTCGTCGTGGAGCTGCCAGCTCTTTTTACCGTTCTCGCCTTCGACCTCGCGATAAGTACGCCAGGCGCCCGGCTCAAGCACGCGGATCTGCATGACCTTCTTGCAGCCGAAAGCCCCGTCGTCTTCCTCGATGCATTCCATGTAGCGGAATTGGGTCAATGCCTGCTCGCCACCGGTCGATGCGGCGCGCCAGCCCAATACCTGCTCGGGCAGGATCATGATGGCGTAAGGACGAACACCGGCGGCCTTTTCATCCGCTGCGGTGCGCAAGCCTTCAACCTTCGGGTAATCGACGAACACATGGCACAGCCCATGGGACAAACCGGTCACGAACGCCGACTGCGACCACACCTGAATATTGTTGCCTTGGCGATCGAAGTTCTGCGCGAAGCCCTGGGTCTGCTCGGGGACGTCATCACCGAGCACAATCGCCTCGGCAAACACCCGCCCCGTCATGTTGTGCACCGTTTCGCTGTAGGCCGGAAGCAAGGTCGATGACTTGATCCGGGCTTTGTACGAGTCACTGTCTTCCTTGGGCCATTTGGGCAGGTAGCTCTCGCCCGCATCACGCATGGCCTTGGTGCCGCCCATCAGCGCATCGACAATGGCCCAGTCCTGGCGCATGGCATCCACGGCCGGGAGCGTTTTGCTTGGGTCATCACTCATGGTCACATTCTCAGAGGGGCGGTTGTGGCGGTGCGTTTAACAATTGGGTAGCGGTGGACAATGAAGTAACCGAAGGCGTCTGCCGGGTCTTCTGTACCGTCTTTGTTTGGTTCGCCCTGCTCCGTGTACGCCTGCTGCTCCAGCACCTGTGTGGTGACTGGGCATTTGTCTGTGTTCACTTTGCAGCGGCGCAGGCCATCACCATTCAGAAACATGGCGTTGGCGGCCAGCACGCGGTCGCGCACCAGCGGGTTTGCCGGGTTCACCCGAACCGTGAAGCCGGCCTTCTTGAGCAAGCTGTGGTCTGACTCGCTGCCATTCACGCTCTTGCGGTTCTTGCCGCTGGCATCGGGATAGACCGTAATGACATGCTTGCCTTCATAGCGTTTATCTAACGCTTCGATCATGGCCGGCGTATCGAACAGGTTGGTCAGCTCATCCAGCAACAGCGGCTCCCCGTCGCGAATAACAAATACAGCCGCAGCCATCCGGTTGATGTTGAAGTCCATCCCAATATGCAGCGCTTCGCCCGGGCGAATGGTTTCGCTCGTATGGCTGAGGTGCCGGCTGAAGTTGGGGTAGACGTTGCCTGATGTCAGGTTGACGAACAGACCGTCGATATAAGCGTCGACCAAGTTCGCCGGGTACGACTCGCGCAAGGACGGTATGTAGTCCTTGGGCAGGTTCTTGGCGTTGTCCCGGGTGCTGGCATGCACGATCCCATACAGCGGGCGCTGGGCCGGATTGGCGGCCAGCTCTTTGACAAACTTTCGATAGACCCAGTTGAAGCCCTCGGGCGTCGTGGTCACGTCAATGGTGTTCTGCTCGCGGGTCGGCCAGACCGTAGACATCCGCGCAATAATCTTCTTCCAGGCACTGTCTGCCTTCTTGATCGGCATACAGTCGATTTCGTCGACCAAAGCATGGGCAATGTTGAAACCGACAATCCGGTGCGGGTGCTCCATGCTCTTGCAGACGATGGTCGACAGACAGCGCCCGAGGTTGTCACGCAGGTATACCCGTTTCTTACTGGCCACAATATCCGCGAACAGCCCGAACGCCTCGGCAACCACTGGCATGGTGTCGTAGAAAATGTCGGCAATCTGCGGATAGGTCGGGGCAAAGTAGCCTTGGGGAATACCCGGGTTCTCCAGTGCATTGATACACAGCCGAACGCAACCAACAAACGTTTTGCCGCTTCGGTATCCCCCCACAAACGCAGAGAACTTTTTCGGGTGCTTGATGAACTCAAACTGCGGCTTGTTCAGCTTCAGGGTCGCTTGCATCTTCCACCCCGATGATGACTTGCTTGGGTTCCGGCAAGCCCTTGTTCGGGTCTTCCAGTTCGCGGCGCAGCTTCTCGTTGGTGAGGCGCCGGGTTTCAAGGTCTTCCTTTGTGCGCTCCAGGCTTTCAACTCTGGCGGTCAGCCGGTCGATGAGGCCTGAGTAGTCCCGAACCTTGCTTGTTGTGGTGATTGACGTCAGAGCCGTCTCTTTTCCATTGATCTGAATCGGTTCTTCTTTCGCCGAATCCACTTCAAGGGTGTTGCCAAACTCATTCTCCCGAGCCAACGCACGCATCAAGCGGATGCGCGTCAGGCGCAGCTCATCGTCAACCCTGCCTAGCTGAATACTGGCGAGCAAGTCGTTTTCGTCATCGGTCAGGAACTGACTGTAGATAGAACCGGGCTTGGCGGCGTTCTTGTTGCCACTCAGGTTTTGGGGGCCAGAACTCTTGCCGCCATGCAACTTGCAGCGCGAGGAACCCGGTATTGCGTGACGCTTACATAGTTCCCCGTTGCTGCGCTTCTTTGCGCCGCATAGGGCCATGTTCAGCCTCATTCATGGGGTTTGTTTTCGCAGAACGATCATTCAACGTCGTTCGAACGTCATTCAATGAATCGTTCGGCTTGAAATAGTGGCTCGTAGCCGGTATTGGTTAGAGCAATTTGGTGCAAGGAGCACGACAGTGATTACGATTCGAGAGGCAACGATTGAAGACCTTCAAACGCTCCAAGACATCGGCATAAAGACCTACAAAGAGCACTTTTCTGATATCTGGACCGCTGCAGGAATACAGAACTTCCTAAGCGAGGACTTCTCGGCTTGCGAGCTTCAGAAATCTCTCGGATCTCCTATCCATCACTGCTGGATCATTGCACTCGACGAGGAAGGCCAGGCAGTCGGATTCTCGAAGGTCAACTGGTCCAAACCAATCCCAATTTCTGATCAGATTGGCGCGGAGCTCCAGAAAATTTACTTACTCAAGTCTCAGGCGGGTAAGGGCTACGGAAAGCAGCTTCTCCAACTCATTCTTGAATCAGCGCAAAACCGCAATGAAGGCTTCATATGGCTGGACGTTCTGAAGACCAATTCAAATGCGCAGCGCTTCTATGAGAGTTTTGGATTCGGGGCACTGGGCGAAATCCCTTTTAGCACCGACATAGCCGAAATCGGAATGGTCGTGATGTGCCGTGATCTTTCCCGGTAGGCGCGTTTGATTGCCTCTCAGCCGGGTTGTTTAGTTGTCATAAATATCTCAGTTAGAGCTTGGGAGGGGATTGAAATGGTGGTGCTTTGCCGATATTGGTGAAGCCCCCCTACTGACTGGCAAGGTGAATTCATGAAGCTTGATGTGACGATCGAATATGGCGCCAATGCGATAGACATCCCAACGATGCGCGGCCTTTCGAATACTGAGTACATCTCTTACATCGATGGCGATGTTCTCTATGTTGATCACCACGACATCTTGAGGGCTGTTCTCGGTGACTATCCGCTAGCAACCTCATCTGACCAGGTCGAACATCTGATCACTTACCTGCAAGGTGTGGCGCAACGGATGCGCGACGTAGAGTGAATCAACAGTGCCGCACTTACCTGCGGCACTCCTACCCTTTTCTGGTATCCGGCAGCACATCAACAAGCGCCAGCTCCTCGTCTGCTCACCAGCATTCTTACCGGACCGCCAGTTGCGGTATCACGCTTCTTGAGCATGCGCACAGCCTCAGCAGCACTAGACGACGCCCACGTGACTCGGATATCGGCATCCAATAGGTGGGCATGGCCTTCGTTATGGTTACTGTCGGAGTCGGTAAGAATCTGGGCTTGGAGCCATCCCCAAACATCGGAGGCCGGGGTCAAGCGGATACCAAAGTCGGACAGATCGGATAGGCCCAGCAGTGGCGCTGGGGTATGGCCTCTTCATGGTCATACCCCATATTTCTGCAGGGCCTCGATGGGGCTTAGCGAGGCAGGAGAAGTTCTAAATCAAAAATCATAGGATTGAGCGGAATGTACACCAAACACATCCAGTAGCGATCCCAGCATCACAACGCCTGCGGTTACATTTCTAAACTTCGACTTGTTACCTTGGGTGCGTTTTTTCATCTTCGTCCCTCCATGATGGGATTTAGTAGGTGATGTGTTTCTCTTGTTTTCGCTAGGGGAAATTGAATCCCCTACCTGGTTTTCACATTTGCTGACGTTGGTCTGGTTAATGGTTACTGGGGCGTAGTTCCCGATCACCGTTGTAACAGGCGCCGTGGTGCAGGTCGTGTTCTGCCAGGTTCGCTCACTCCTATGATTTCTGTAGTGGGGACTTTACACCATCACCTCTTCAAGAATAAACAGTCGTAGCTTGATGTCACCAAGGCGCGCATCAAAAAACAGCCAATGCCGGCATATTGCCTTTTATGTGTTCAAGGTGCGGATTACTTGTTGGGTTGCTCGACACTTCCTGTTGCCCTGTCACATCGCAAGCAGTGCTCGCAGTGAAGCTTGCGGCAAAGCCATGCTTTGGTTTGTGGCCAGTACATGACCATGAACCAATGCCGGGCGCCCGCCAGAGCGAGCGAGACATACAGCGTCGTCCCGGCAATCGTTGGCGAGAAGAACATCCGTTCATTGCGTGCCAGAATCGCGTAGCCGCTCAAGGCAATCACCGCGTAGATGATCTTGCCCACCACCCCGTCGCGAACCTTCCCGCTCAAGATGCACCAGGTAGCCCATAGCGCAATGACGCCAGCGGAATAGGCGTTGATGTATTCGAGGATCATGGACCACCTCCCCCGAACCGCTGGCGGATCAACGCCCACAGATCAGCAGCTTTGATAGCTCGGGTTATCGCAGCAATCAGCGATCCGCCGAAGGTACCCAGCAGGAAGCCGACACCGGCCACGCTGCGAGGCTCATCAATTTCGAAGTAAGCACTGACTAGACCGGTCAGGTAATGAGCGCAGACAGCGCCCGAAAAGATGAACACGGCCCAGGCTTTGCGGTTAACTAAGTCGTCTCGGTGCCACCAGCCGGCGGCTACTGCTCCGAGAAAGCCAGCAATTGCCCAGTCGAGCTTGTCGAGCATGCGGTGAAAAAAATCCATACTCGGACCTATTGACGATGGCTGAGATTTTGAAGCAGGCTCAAAGGACGAGACGAATCTAAGGTAAATAGAATGGATGTTAACGACTGGACGTTAGTAGTTACTGCTGTAGCAGCAGTGGCTGCCGCGACATCAGCGATTACTAGTGCAGTTAGCGCAAAGGCCGCCCGCGTAGCGATTCAACAGAATGAAACACTGTCCACCTCTATTCGAGAAAGAGAAGACTCACAACGAGAAAATTCGCGCCTTTTAAACCATGCGACGACTACGCTTGAGCGCGCTTATGCGGCGCTTACGGGAGGCAACAGCGCATTAAACGTGCCGCCCCGGAGTCGCTTCAATTGGCTGACATCTGCAAGACTCATCGAAGAGTTCAAAAGTACAAAGTCAAGGATAAATGATCCGCTTTTGCTTCAAGAATGTGCGAGCCATGAAATGCACTGGCGCAATCAATTTTCTTTAAGACTGGAGCAATTGGGCACATCTCACCCTGACTACTTCAGGCAGTCAGCCAATGAAAGGATTGAGTTGACCTCTGCCGTTATTGTATGCGGATTTTCCACTTGGCCTGATCAACAAGATGATCCAATTGACAAGTATGGCACGACAGAAAATGCAGTTAACCTTATCGGAGTATCACCACGGTGGGCACACTTGAGATACCATATAGGCTTACGTTGAGGCATATAAAACCCGACAATAGAGTCGGGCAAGAATCAATTGCCGTGCTGTAGATTCGCAAGTTTTTCCTGAAGTGTGAGCTTCCCCTGCTTGCGCGGATTGCCGCACATCCAACAGGAACAAACTTTGCCATGATTGGCGAACAGCCCGGCATTGCGCGGGTCAGTTTTCCAGCAGGCATGCCCCCGCTGCTTTCTGTAAAAACGCGCCTTGATACGTGAAGTGTCGTGTCGACGTTGTGCTCTTGGCATAAAACCTCCTAGGCCGAATACAACAAAGCCCCGGCAGATTTCTCTGGCGAGGCATTTTCGGCTGACTCCTACACACGCAGGAATGACAGGATGAGCCAATAATGGATCATTGGCTCATTCGCCGTCAAGCAGCTTGTGCCTCAATGAGCCCCTCTGCATCCAATAGGACTTGGGCGGAGACCAATGCCTCATCCACCTCCCGTTCCAGTGCCTTGCGAATATCACGCCTCCACCGCTCTTGGGTCTTGATCGGATGCGGCTCATTCGACCAGTTGTCCATCTCATACCAGCCAGCAGGCAGGACGTTGGTGGACCGCTTGCCGTCCACACCTGGCAACCTAGGCAGCGCCCACGTCACCACTGCGCAGTGCAGAAACCGTTCCGGTGCCGGTGATCGCGTAACACGCGTCAATTCAGCAATGGCGGCATGTTTGCGCGCGGTGTGGGTAGAGAACTTCGCCACCAGCACCCGCCAGTGCGCCGGGGCTAGCGCCTTATGCAGTCGCCCGAACACCCAGCAGTCCTGCAGGAAAGCAGCTTCTTTGCCGACAATCTCACCCTTTTGCTTTGCACATTGCACCTTTGGCTCGAAGTCGCAGCCACCGACAGAATTAATTGTCTCGGCAGCGAGTGCCCGAACCACGGCTGAAACAACGTTGCGATAGGTCATGCCGCTGCCCTCTTCAGTTCTCTGATCTTTGCCAGGTAATCAGCCTTGATGGCCTTGATCTCTTCAACGGTGTACTTGCGGGCCGGATGCGGCCCTTCGAGCCAGGCCACCTGCTCAGCTCCAATACGTTGAACCAGCCGAATGCGATACTCGACTGCATTACCCGACAGGTTGCGATTGCACCTCACGCACTGGCGGTGAATGTTCTGCGTTTCAAAGCGCAGCTCAGGGCACGAGCCCACGGAGCGATAATGGCCAGCATCCCACCGGCTGCCGGTGAAGAGGTCGTAATCGTTGGGTATGGAATCGCAGCTGATGCACGGGAGGTGGGCGTCACGCAGGCGGATAAACACGTTTACCGCGGTTTGAGCCTCGCGCAGGTGATCCGCCCTGCTCTTCAGTTTCTCCTTGCGAACCTTGATCTCCCGGCGCTCGACCTGAGCCAGCGACTTGCGCGCCCGATCCAGGTTTTTCGGGGCATCCAGAATCGCGCAGGCAGGACTGCATACGGCCTGGCCCAGACGTGCAGGAACGAATGAAGCCCCGCACGCAGCAACTCGGCACTTCTTCGGTTTGGGCTGCTTTGGAGGAATGCTCATCCATAACTCCCAATCTGATCCGCAGCACTCAAGGCGTCCTGCTCCGTTTCAAAGTGCGCGGACAGCACCAAGCGCCAGCAGGCGTTAAAAACGTCGCGATAAAGCGGCTCAAATGCGAGGTCATCCATGTTGGCCCAGCTGATCGACTTGGCCTCTTTGCGGATGCCCTCAGGGGTATGCACCAGGTGGAAATGCCCTGCTTCGATAGTTACCCACTCACGAAAGGCTTCGCGGCTTTTATCAACCGCCGGAAAGCGCTCAGCCCGGGTAGTTTCAAGGCCTGCGATATATGAAGCGACCGCATCCGACAGCTGCCCCGGTTTCCCGTTTTGCGCTTCAAAGTACTTGGCCAGCCCTTGAATACCCCGCAGCTCTTGCCTGGGTACCAGGCCGCCGACAGGCTCCCAGTACTCCCACGCCAGATCGAGCATCGAGAAGAACTTCCCGTGAAATTTGGCGTTGCGCATTTTGGTGAACTTGCCATGGATAACTTGGCCAAGCTTCCACCTCTGGGTCAGTTCGCGGTCAGCCTCAGTAGCAGGCACCAGCCCTTGTGCTGTTCGGATAAGTGCGACCTCAGCCACGGCGAACACCCCTCAATTTCAAAGCTGAATGTTCGGCACAGGCAATGCAGTCTCGAACACCTGGCACTGCAAGACGGCGTCCTTCGGAGATTTCCTCACCGCACTCACACTCAAGGGCGCTCACGCCGCTGTAAACGATTCGAGCCGAAAGGGCTGACGCCAGCTCTTTTTCAATACGTGCATCTGCAAAATCGACATCATCGGCCACGGGTGGCCTCCTTGGATTGGATGGCAGCCGCTTGGCTGATCAAATGGGTTTTACGAAGGTCAAGTTCAGTCAGAACTCGGCAACGCTCGGCTTCACGAGCATCCGCTTTCTCTTTTCGCTTGCGGGCCAAGTCGGTGCGAATCGCATCCAGCTTGGTACGAACCACATCGGTCGGCTGGCAAGGTGAACCCGTGAGCAACCCGGCAATGGCACGACCATCCTCGCTGACTGGCTCGTGTGTCAGATCGGCCAAGTACAATTGGCCACGCTCCTGAGGGATACGCTGCATCTGCACAGCCCGGGTGACGGCCTGAATGCGTCGGTCGGCGTCAAAGCCCACGGACACATGCCAGTTGACCGGCTTCGTATCTTCGCGGGCCTGCCTCACAAATCGCTCATAAGCGCTGACAAATGCCATGCGGGCACCGACCTTGTCGCCAGCATCTAGAACCGGTTTCGCGGCGGCCAGCGCCAGCTGGATTTCGTCAGTCAGCACCACGGTTTCAAACTCATCGTGGGTGGTCATGGCGATGGCCCATGCCTCATCCTTGCCCGGGCGGCCGTCTGCGGATTGCACCCGCTGCAGAATGTCAGCCATGGCCAGTTTGCCCTTCACCTCGAAGCGGCAAGCCTTCAGAGCGGCTTTGACGACAGGCACCGAGTACACGCAGAGATCCTCAGCCATCATCGCCGCAGTGCCCGGGTTCATTTCCTGCCCCATGGCTTCTGCAGTCGCACAGATAGCGGCAGCGAGCCCGGCGACCTGCTGGTTGTTCATTTCAGAGGTATTCATTGCGATCACCTGCTTGTCGCTTGGCCAGCACCATTTGAGCCGCCTGCTCCGCAGCGGATACGTTCGCCTCGGTGCGTTCCATCTGGCGGGCAGTGGTCCCGTTAATGCGCTGACCGGTAACCCATTGGGTGTGGTAACTCTCGGCGTTGGCCAGTAGCTCGTTGAGGCTATGGCACTTGCGCAGAACGGCGGCATCGCTGGTTTTCAGGTAGTGGGCAGCGACGTGATGGGCGACATCGACGCCGAGACGGTCAACCAATTGTCCCAGCTGACCACCGGCCTTGGCATTCCAGACCGGCCAAGCACCGTATCGTTTGTGATAAGCCATCGCGTAGTTGGCCCAGGCCTTGAAGGTTTTACAGGACCGATCTTTCGGGCCAGGCATATCGGCCGGGATTTCACAGCGCGGTTGCTGTGGAGCGAATGGCACGACCCTACCCGTCGTGGCCTTGGCGCAAGCCTGGGGCACAGTTGGTTCAATGACCGGTTCAATGACTGGTTCAGGAGAGTGACTGGTTCTGGGTGCAGCTACTGCACTACCCCCTAGTGCAAGAGATTCATCAGGGGGTGAACCTGCTGCACTACCCGGGTGAATCTCCTGCACTCCCCCTGGTGCAGGAGGTGCACCACCATCGAGGGTCAAAAAGTAAACGTTCGATGAGTTGCCTTTTGGCCCACCCTTTCGGATTTCCTTGCGTAGAAGCCCAGACTCGCACAAGACCGTAATGTGGTTCATTACGGAGCGTTTGCTGATCTCGCATTGGTCGGCGATGTGCTGATATGAAGGCCAGCACTCGCCCATATCACTGGCGTTATCTGCCAGCTTTATCAGTACCAGTTTGCGCAGTGGGTTGCCGACGCGAAGTTTCATCGCGGCAACCATAAGACTCATGCTCACGCGACACCTCCAGCAAGGGCACGAAAATTTATGGCCTGAGCGCCCTTCCAGCTATTGCAGGACATGCAAAGGGACTGAAGGATGTCTATAGACGCCTCACCGCCCTTACTCTCAGGGATGATGTGGTCCGCCCTCAAGCGCATCAGCACCGAGTTGCCGGAGCGCAGTTTTGGCCGGTTAAGGGTGATGGCATACGGCATGTCACACCTTCCCGACCAGTGCGGCTAATTCAAGGAAGCGATCGACGTACCAGTGAGGCTGCGTTTCGCGGGGGCATTGCGGACTGGTCAGGTTTTTACCGAACTTGAGACCCTTTTCAGTAACGCCCCAGAACTCCACGGTTTCATGCTTTGAGTTCACGCGATTCAGGGTCTTCAGGAAGCCGTGAGCCGCTAATGCGCGATTGAAAGCAGCTGCTGTGCTGCTGATTCCGTTCTCTTTGATCAGCGCAGTAACGGCCTTGGTTGGCATCGAGCTGCCGCCAGTAGCATCTGATGCGACGTCCACGGCGTAGCCGGGCAGGAACTTGGCATCAAGACCGTTGTTAGCGGCAATCTGAGCCAGCATCATCATCTTGCTGGAAGGAGCCGGTTTCAGCAGGCGGTCGAAGCATTCCAGGATTGCCAGCTCACCGACGATCTTGGAATTATTCGGGCCCTGTGCGCAGAAGCTGCCGGTCTTGCGAATGCTCGGCAGGACCTGACCCACAACCCACTCTTCGAACCTCTCAGCAGCCGGGAGCTTCGACTTCATAACCAGGCGGTACAGATCGCGCTCAGGGATGATCGTCATGAAACCACCACCCTGTTTCGGGGTAGTGGTCGCAGCCTTGCAATGGCGGGCTACAGCATTCTCTGGCTTGGAGTAGCCCAGAGCATCGGCTACGTCGCGGGCGACAAACCACGGTTCGCCAAGCTTGTCGGTGATAACCCGGATCGCGGCCCCGTCAAAGTCGAACGGAATAACTGAGAAATTGCGCGCCACGGTTTCAGATTGCGGAAAACGTGGCGCAACAATATTGGGGGGATTGATATGTGGCTGGGTTTGCATATAATCGGCCTCGCAAAGTGTTAATAAATCAGCCGACCTCGACCGTCGGCTTTTTTGTGCCTGCGTTTCGGGTCCGCTTATCTAGATAGTGCGAACCCGAAGGGCACTGATCCGCGCATGCGCGGAAAAATCAGGCAGCCCTGACCGATGCTTCCATGACGTCCAGGCCTACTCGGACATGGCTGATTTCCTTTCGGATAAGGGCCCTTTCAATGCTGCTGACGTGGTTGTCTTCAAGCGCCGCGTGCACGGCGATAGTCAGTTCAGCCACCTCTTTGCCTACGTCGGCCAAGGACGATGCAAGTGCTTGTGCTTTCGGTGGGGCCTTCTGGACTAGATCAAAGCCAAACTCATCTGCCAGGGCCATCAATGGGCGCATGTCGCCGGTATGCAGCAAGATCCCGAACAAATGCTCGACAGTCAGGTGATGAGCGTCGTTATCCGGGTTTGCGCGCTGGAGCAGGCTCACATGCGAAACACCCATCTTTGCCGCCAGCGTTTTCGCCTCGTTATCCAGAACAGCGTTCTGGCAAGCCCGCAGAAAATCTTCCATTCGTAAAACCTCTGCTCTGTTTCCGTGGTGCCCTGCCAGTGGGTAGGAGAAAATTTGCTACTTGGATCGGCGGACAGGGAGATCGACTAGCTGGCAAGTTTTAATGCCTGCCCTGGCATCGCTTCGGAAAGGAGCCACTCGGCTGTGAATTGCCAAGAAGACGCAGCAGCCAGCAGATGGGCGTAGCGGGTTTCACCTGAGTACTCAGTACGAGGTAGAGAATCAGCAGCGATCCATTTGTAGATGGCTCGCTGGCTGACCCCGCAAATTGCAGAAGCCTTAGCGACCCCTCCTACCCTGGTGATTGATTCTTTGAGAGCGCTCATGGCGTGGCCCTCCGGCCCTAAATATGAACTGTCAGTACATATTAAGTCGGAACTGAAAGTACATGCAAGCTCATGCGATATTGAACCTATGGTTCATATAGAAGATTTGAGGGCAGCCTTCGTCGCTCGCCTTAAGAAAGCCTTAGAGGCAAAAGAAATCCCGCAATGGGGGGCAGGCGCTCGTCTGGCAAAAATGGCGAATGTCACACCTAAAGCCGCCAGTAAATGGATGAATGGTGAATCCATTCCTGGAGCCGCCAAGATGCTGGCCCTTGCCAATGCTCTCGACGTGAAGGTTGAATGGCTGCAGCACGGATCGGGCCCAGGGCCTGGGGAGTCTGCAAAAGAAAACCAGCAGCCCTCTTCTGCAGCGCAAACAATACCGTCACCTCAGTCATTGATGCCGTGCGATTTCACTGACGATCTTGAAGGGCAATACACCTTCATAGACCAGTACGACGCGAGAGCGGCTGCCGGCTCTGGCTTTGACAACGTGCATGTCGTTCTACGCAACACTCTCGCGTTCAAAACCGAATGGTTGCGGGCTAAAGGCGTTAAAGCGAAAAACCTCAAAGTCATCTATGCCCACGGCGACAGCATGTGGCCAACGATCAATCACCACGATGTGCTGCTGGTTGATGAGTCCCGTATCGAGCCGTCAGATGGCCAGATTTTTGTAATGGGTAATCTGGAGGGCAGTATCGTAAAACGCCTGGTTAGATCCGAGGATGGCGGCTGGATCATCTGCAGTGACAACCCGGACAAGTCCAAGTACCCAAACCGAGAATTGTCAGACGAAGAAATCAACGAACACCGCATTTTGGGCCGAGTGATTTGGCGCGGTGGAGATCTGTAGGAGCCCGACGCCCTATGCAAAAACCTTCACCCAATGATGGCATTGCGAGAGCATCTGAAAACTTGCACAACCATGCCCAGTCTCTGCGCGCAAAAGCTTGGCGCCTGATCCAGGAGAACAACTATGCCGAGGCTGAGCAGCTTCTGGTTTTGGCAGACTCTGCTGACCGCTCCTTGATGTGGATTTGCGCAAAAACTGAGTCGGTATGGAAGCGGCCTTGACGGGGTCAATCATGGTGCTCAACAAGACAACGCCAGAACTGCGGCGCTAACTGAATGACACTGAGTTTCTGCTCGAGTGGTCACCTTTCGATCTGATGCAGTTGGCTATGTGTCTGTCAGAAGCAGTGCTTGAGACCTTTTCATCGGAAAAGGCGTTTTTCCACTGCCTAACTAGAGGGTCTTCTGTTTTTTCAACATCAAATGATGTATAAAAAGCGGAACACCATTCGTTTTGGCGGCCACCATGCAAAGAAATACACTTTCTTCTGTCCCCCACTTACCACCAGAGCAAGCGGTTGAGCTCCTCTTGGGTGTAAGCGCTAAGGATCTTTACACGACTGCAACCCAGTATTATCAGAAGGTACTTTCCGCCGGAAAACTGCAGCCCAATGGCTCTGGGGGGACTCTTGGCTGGATTTATGCTACTGAAGCTATCAGGGCTCTCTTGATCAGCAAAGGCTGGACTCCAAGCGACCCGAGTAACCAACCCCGAATCGTTTCACCTGATGGAAAGCATGCAATCACAGTGATGCGAGGCGACATTCACACCGGGAACCCTCATCGCACCCCCTTGACCCGCAACAAGCGGGGCAATCGAACTGTCAAAAGCGTTCACTTTAACGCTGCTCAGCAAGATATGTTTCCTGTAAGTCGCGACGAGCGTCAAATATTGGTCGAGGCAACAGAGCAGACACTATGGGTTCTTTTGTTTCATGCCGACGTCAATAACAAAGTTGTTAACTATGAACTTTCTCGACCAGTAAATATGGGAGAAAATGGAAAGGTAGATGACTGGCAACCTAGGTTTATCTTGCCGCAAATAGATTTCAACGCACCAATTGATTATGTAGCGCCAGAACCAAGCCCAGATTTAGATATTATGGTCACACCAAAAGCATGAGTAACACAGAAAACTTTAACCCTGCAAGGCTATTAATGGCGCGGCAGAGGCGTGGATGGTCAAAAAAGCACCTAGCTGACCTTTCTGGATTAACTAGTAAAACTCTCTCGTCCTATGAAAGTTCAAACTCCATACCCACCGAGGAGAGTCTTGAAAGGCTGGCCAGTGTTTTAGGGTTTCCAGTAGATTTCTTTGGTGGCGACGACGTGGAGGCCCCGACAGACCAAAACGCAAGTTTCAGATCATTTTCACGCATGACCGCTAGCCAGAGAGACGCCGCACTGGCTGCTGGTGGGATTGCATATCTTCTGAGCGACTGGATAGACAGCAAATTCAATTTGCCAACACCTAGCGTTCCCGACTGCACAGGCTTGAGCCCTGAGATGGCAGCGGAAGCGGTTAGAGCAGAATGGAGCTTAGGACAGGCTCCAATAAAAAATATGATTCACTTACTCGAATCGAAAGGTGTACGGGTTTTCTCATTAGCGGAAGAAACGAGCCAAGTTAATGCTTTTTCTTGCTGGAGGCGTGGATCAACTCCTTTTGTATTTTTAAACACAAAGAAGTCCTCAGAGTCTAGCCGTTTTGATGCCGCACATGAGCTAGGACATCTCGTGCTTCATCGTCATGGTGAAAACAAGGGCAAAGAAGTCGAAAATGAAGCAAATGCATTTGCTTCGGCTCTACTTATGCCAAAAGTAAGCATTTTAGCTGGTGGCTGGGGATGCCGCTCGACTGACGACATTATAAAGGTCAAAAAGATTTGGAATGTTTCAGCTATGGCATTGGCATATAGGCTACATAGCACTGGAATTCTTACCGAATGGTTATACCGAAGTATTTGCATAGACTTATCCACTCGTGGTGCACGCACCAGAGAGATTGATCCTGCCCCAAAGGAGACGTCACAAATCCTTCAGAAAGTTTTTGGGATATTGAGAGATCAAGGTAAGTCGATGCGTGCCGTTGCAGAGGAGTTGAACGTTGGAGGAGACGATCTGACACCAATTATTTTTGGGCTCGCGCCCCTCTCCATATCGAACACTTCAATCTTGCCTCCAACAGCCAAGAAGGGGGCCCTCCGCCTCGTTCAATAAAACTTTATACAGCCTTCTCAAGCTCGGCACAGGGCCGGGCTTCTTGTATCTGTCCTACCGCTTCCACACCTGCTCTTCACCGAGCTGCGCTACCGCTTACCGATGGCAGCACCAGGATGAAAATCCGCTCATCCCCAACGCGATACACCAACCGATAGCCAGCACCTCGCAACATGATCTTGTAGCAGTCCTTCATACCGTGAAGCGCATCGTCTGGCACTTGTGCCCCGTTTCCGCTCTTCAAGCCTTTTCCGGGTATGCAGACGGTCAGCACCGTCAAGAATTCGGGGCTCCTTCAGCGTTTTCGGCTCCCACTCAACGCCCATTTGCTATATCAGCCTCAGCCTCGCCAATGAGATCGTCGAGTGATACACGGACAGTTTTTTCGCCCGCCTCGATCCGAGCCTTGGCTACTTGCGCCAGTTCCAGGTAATCCAGAAACTCACTCATTGCCTCGTAGGCTTCAGCCAGATCTTTGTAGCCCATCACACCGCTGTTATTAAGGAAGGTACCAGCCGCTAAGCTCAATACGGCTGACGGGCCATTTTTGAGCTCGGATACGCTGACGGCCACATCAACCAAGGCGTTCTGCATTGATCAGGCTCCTGAAAAGGTCTTTATTCTTCATCCAAGCAATACCCCCTGCCCAGATCTAGATTGCTTCAACCTTCCTGCATTCAGATATCTCAGGCAAAGCCTGATCGGCAGCGACTTGGGCCAGTTGCCATCTAAAACCGACTGCAACCACGTTGTACTGACGGGATTCAAGCCTTTTGGCATTTGATGTAAGGCTCACATATGCCGGGTTAGCATATTGGACATCCACAACCGTTGAGGTTGTCGCGCCTTCTAAATCCGAATTGCCAAGAACCCCTGCTTTCCATTTTTGCGTGATCGTGTGCTTACCCGGCTCGACGGACAAAGCCACGTAGCCACCATTTTCCAATACCGCAACCTGCTTACCGTCCAGCGAGATCAGGGCGGACATCAGGCCCATGTCGTAATTGCTCGGCCTGTAGACATAGAGCACGCCATGATGACTTTCTGCGCTGTCCAAAGGTGTGAACTTTGGCCCTGTCATCGTGCAAGAAGCAAGAAGCCCTCCACAAAGCAAAAATGAAAACGCCTTCCATGCTTGAGTCATAACAGATCCTTGAAAATAAACGTCTATGATCGCCGTTTGCACTCGTGCAGATCAATCGCTAAGGACTGCAAGCATCAGCGCTGATAAACCTATCCGTTCAAAGCCCGCCCGCGCGGGCTTTTTTACGCTCCAAAGAAAAATATGTACTTTTGGTTCTTGTTTTTAGTGAACCATTAGTACATATTTGATTTCAAGCCAAGCAATACAGGCCCAGCAGCGAAAGCTGCGACGCTCTTTAACAACCTGATGGACGCCGAGCTGGCCGATGCATAGCCAGCGGACGTACCGCGCAACGGTATGCAGCGATTCGCCCTTATGTCGGCGCTGGGCACAGGAGACCTCATTCGGAGGGCGCGCTGGAGAAGCGCGTGATGACTTGACGGCTAGAGGCCTGATGGGAAATTGACGTGAAAGCGAGCGTTGGCCTGTGCAATAGAGCAACACCCTCAGATTTACTGATGCCGCTTCAATGAGGCGGCATTGGAAATCAAACAAGGAGAAGGACCATGTTGATACTTACCCGCCGCGTAGGCGAAACGATCCGCATTAACGACGACATCAGCATCCAGGTACTGAGCGTATGTGGGCAGCAAGTGAAACTCGGCATCGTCGCCCCGCTGGATGTGGCGGTTCACCGAGAAGAGATTTACCAGCGGATTCAGGCAGAGCGCGAACCTAAAAGCGCTGCTTGATCCGGCAGCATCACTTCTGCCCATTCAGTGAGTGGGCAGCGGGATGCCAACTTCAATGGGCTGAAGCATCTTCAAGCCCGTTGTAGTAGGTTTGGTAAATCTCTGACGATGTACGGCACTGCTCAAGATAATTCTTCACCGTCATACCGACTCTTGCGGATTCAGTTTTGAGAAAACGCTCAAGAAACTCATCACCTCCGGGCATCTTCGTAGACTGCTGAAAAGTCGCCATCTGTATGATAATCCCGCACCCACCTGAGAATTTCGAAGCAATAAGCAGATCCTGAGCAATTGATTGGCTTTTTTCTGCAGCCAAAACGTTCTGGCCGAAGGCAAGCAAGGGAATACAAAGGGCTAGACGAAGGCTCAAGTGCACTGGTGACTCCGGGTATCGATGATTTATTCGCTCGAGTGTAGCCCCAGCACTTCAAAAATTGCACCGATCCTGACACCCATCTATTGCACTCCCCTCCGTGCCTAACGGCAACCAGCGGAACGGATGAGTGCAGCCATCTATATTTGAATTAACCACCCCGCCTAACCTGGAGGCGACCATGAACCCAAGTCAACGCGCTTACTGTGATGTAGCGCTCGCCATGAACCAGCGCCGCAATATGTCCGCAGCAATTCAACTCGGACTGGTCGGCTGCCCCCCTCCGAAGAACGCACCGCGTTACCGGGTAATCCCAGTGAGCGGCGAGTTCTTCCACATCGTCGATACCGGTACCGGCAAGGTAAAGGGCTTTCGCCGCGACCATAACGTCGCCTGCGCTTTCGCACGCAAACTCGAGCAGGAGCAACTGCCATGACCGACTTTCTCGATACCGTCGAAGGCCCGGACTGGCTTCACGATGCAATCAATAGCCTGATCTGTGGCGATAGCATCACGGCGCCGCGCCCCTTCGGCAAACCGGTTGACCTGGTTACACCGCAGTCACTGTACGAAGCGCTGGCCGAACACCTGGGGGCTCAGGAGCAAATCGCCCCACTGCTGACCGACAACCGCGAATACCCGATCGAACAGATGATCTGCGAGATCGTTGCCGGCGGGCGCCGTGCTCATGGCAGGGCTTACGACCTCGCTTGCTCTGCTCTTGGCACTCCCAAGGTCAAGTATCACCCGACAGCCTTGCACGATGTTGCCGATGCCTTAATCCGGCCTTTGGCCAACAAGTACGGCCAGGCTCGCGCCGAAGAGCTGGCGACGGACCTGGCCGCCGACCTCGCAGATCAGCACAAGGCCGATGCGGCATAAAAACTCCGGTTCTCAGCCTTTTCCTTTGTTCTTGTTTTTTGCACCGCCCTGCCGAGCCTTGAATTTCGGATTGGTTTTGCAGATCACATAAATACGGCCGCGGCGCATAACGATCTGGCAGTCACGGTGACGATTTTTCGCTTCTTTGAGTGAGGACAGCACTTTCATCGGTGAGGCTCCTTGCGGTGAGTTGATACGTAATAACATATCTTAAATACGAATAAGAATGTTTAGCAACTCATATTTCCCCCCCTCTTTGCGCTGCGTGCATCGCGGCAAGGATTCCCCATGTCCGCAGACCAACAACTGGCGGTCGTACCGCCCCAAGAAACCGCCCTCTCCGTCTACAGCACACTAAACGGCCTTGAGCCATGGCTTCAGACAGTCCGCGCTGAAGTGGATGCGTTCAACAGAGTTCTGCCTGAACTGACCACTGCCAAAGGCCGGCAGCAGTACGCATCGATGGCACACAAGATCGCCAAGACGAAAAACGCCCTGGACACCCTAGGCAAACAGATCTCCGCCGAACAGAAGGAAATCCCGAAGAAAATCGACGCCGAGCGTAAGCGCGTATGGGACACCTTGGAGGCATGGCAAAAAGAGGTCCGTAAACCGCTTGATGATTGGCAGGCCACCGAAGACAAGCGTACAGCTGCCCACATGGACAGCATTCAGCGCATCAAAGACATGGTTCTCTTTGCCGAAACCCCGACCGCAGCGGCTGTAGCGAAGATCATCGCAGATCTGGAATTGATCGCACTCGACGACAGCTGGGAAGAGTTTCTTGCCAAGGCGGCTCAGGCGAAAGATCAAACCCTGTCCAAGCTGCGCAGCCTGCATGCCGAGCGCGTAAGACACGAAGCCGAACAGGCCGAGCTGGTTCGTTTGCGTGCCGAGGCCGAGGCTCAGGCACAACGCGATCGGGACTCCCAAATTTCCCGCGAAGCCGAAGAACGAGCCATAGCCAAAGTCGCCGCTGATGCCAAGGCTGAACGTGAAGCTGCAGCAAAGCGTGAGCAAGACCTGATCGACCAGGCGGCTGCACGTCAGCGCGTGACGGAACAGGCAGCCCGTGATGCTGAAGCTGCCGCAGAGAGCCAACGCCGCCAGCTGCAGCTTCAGACTGAACAGGCTCAGCTGGCTGCCGAGCAAGCCGAAATCAACAGACTCGCAGCAGAAAAGCGCGCAGAGCAACAAAGGCTCGACGCCATCCAGCGCCAGGCGCAGGCCGTTGAGCAGGCCAGGCTGGATGAAGTCCGACGCCAAAACGAAGCCAAAGCCGAGGAAGAGCGCCAGGCCAAAGCCCGCGAAGCTGACAAAGCCCACAAGGCAAAAATCAACCGTGCCGCACTGGACGCTTTTATTGCCGGTGGCATGCCTGATGAGTGCGCCCGGCAGGCCGTCACCTTGATCGCTCAACGCAAGATTCCGGCGATAGCCATCACCTACTGAGGTCGTTATGAGCAATGATCTGGCACTTGTCTCGCAGGACATCTATGCCTGCCGTGACGCTTTTTTGGCCGTGCAGGCCGAGCCCTCTCTGAACTTCGACCGCGAAGCCAATTTCGCCATTCAGATACTTGAAGGCAACAGCTACACCCTCAAGGTCGCCTTGCAGAACCGCCAAGCGGTGATAGACGCCGTAACCAATATCGCCTCCATCGGCCTCAGCCTGAACCCCGCCAAAAAGCAGGCTTACTTCGTCCCACGCAAGGGCAAGATATGCCTCGATATCTCGTATATGGGCCTTATGGACCTGGCCATGTCGACCGGATCAGTCCGCTGGGGCCAGGCCAAGCTGGTCTATGAAAGTGACACCTTTGAACTCAACGGCGTTGACCAGCCACCCACCCATAAAACGAAACCGTTCTCCCCTGACAGAGGCATGGTCATCGGTGTCTATGTGGTGATCAAAACGTCAGACGGCGACTACCTGACCCACCCGATGAGCATGGCCGAGGTAATCGCGATCCGTGACCGCTCTGAAGCGTGGAAGGCCTACGTCAAGGACAACTCAAAACTTTGCCCCTGGGTCACTGACCCGGGCGAAATGACCAAGAAAACCTGTGTAAAGCAGGCCTACAAATACTGGCCGAAAACCGACCGACTCGAAAATGCCATTCACTATTTGAACACCGAGACGGATGAAGGGCTCAAGCAAACACCTGTCACACCGCAAGTGGATCACGGCCTGGCTCAACACTGGGTCGTGCAGGCCAATGCAGCAGTAACACCGGAGGCGCTGACGGAGGTGTGGAAGGCAGGCGTGGCGGCAATCAACGAGGTCAAAGACATGGCCTGCTACGACGCATTCAAGGCCGCCGTGGTTGCTCGCGGCACAGAACTGAAAGCAGCGTCGGTTGACGTCGAGCCTCAACCCGCGGCCGATGAAGAAGAAGTCGAATTTGCAGAGGTGAACCCATGATCATCGTCAATTGCACCCAGGGCTCCGAAGCCTGGCACCAAGAACGCGCTGGAGTCATCACGGCCAGCATGTTCAGCACCGCCCGCTCAAAGGTGAACGGCCTGACCTCACAGCAACAGAAATACGTCACCGCCATTCTGGAGGGACGCAGCGAAAGCGCTGCACGCGATATTGCCGGTTACAAAGCAGGCCCAAAGGCAGAAGTGGTTCAGCGCGCCCTTGATGGTGAGACCGTTGGCGAGCCGTCAGCAGCAGCCCTCAACTACGCCTTCCAATTGGCCGTCGAACGCATCGGCGGCAAACCGCTGGATAACGGTTTTGAAACCTGGCAGATGCGCCGGGGCCATGACCTTGAGCCTGAAGCGCGGATGGAGCATGAAATCCAGACAGGTCTCATCGTCACCCAAGTCGGGTTGGTGAAAACTGACGACCACGCATTTGGCGCCAGCGCTGACGGTTTCATCGGTGAGGATGGCGGCTCGGAATACAAGTGCTTCCTGGCCCCTGAAAAGCTGCGCGCCTACCACATCGACAATGACGCCAGCGAAATCCTTGACCAGGTGATGGGCTGCATGTGGATCACCGGCCGCAAGTGGTGGCATATCGGGATGTACTGCCCGCTGCTCAAGCCTGTCGGCCGCCAGCTCTGGCTGCAGGAATTCAAGCGCGACGACGACTACATCGAAAAGCTCGAATCCGACCTCTGGAGTTTCAAAATACTGGTCGATAGCTACGAGCAAAAACTGCTGAGCAAAGCAGCATGATCGGTAACCAAATCCTCGCAAGCGCCGAGAGGCAAGCCCAACTGGAGGCCGCAAAAGCGGCCTTCTTTAATTCTGGAGGGCAGATAACCCGGGCAAGTGGATTCCCTTTCAAGCCCTTGCCACCCAGCCGTTCCGAAAAGATAGACCCTGACACCGTCCTGAAACGACGACGCAAATCTCCAACCCCGGCCGAGCGCCAGACACTGCGGCGGCTTGCGGAGGCCTTATGAGCAAACGAAAGCCGCACAATATACGGGTTCGAGTTGAACGCTCGTGCCGTGCACTTTTGAACTCGAATCACGTCGCCGTTGTGAACATTAACCCCAGCGGCCGCCAGGGCATGATCAATTACAAGTCACTGAAGAACATCGCACCAGGGAAGATTGGCCAGGCTGTCTGTGGAATCCCACATCGCTGGACGATCTACCTCAGCGCTCTTTGCATTGACGCCCGCGGTGACCGCTACAGCAAGTCAGTGGAGATTGCGCCCAATGGCGTCTACCTCTCCGACCACCTGGAGGACGTGATAGAGCATTGCTACACAGAGCTGCGCAAGTCAGCCAACCAAAACCAGATAGTGGCCTCTGGCTGGATCGCCATTCCCGAAACCCTATCCCTGGACGAGGCGCACGCCGCGCGGATCTTCGAAGCGGTAGGCGCCTGGAATCAGGTAAAGGTCGATTCATGCGCCGCATAGCCCGTATCCAGCAACGTAAACGTCAAACTTGGCTCGCACTGCCGGCCAGCGGAATTGAAGAGGTAGGCAATGGCCAAATCAGTACAGGAACGGTCGGCCAAAGCTGCCGTGAAGCGGATAGCGGCGCAGGAAGAAGAGTTGAGGCTTCGTGGCCGCCCAGGTACTCGCCAAGCACTAGCCGACCTGATGGATTGGGCCAGCATTGCTGAACAAGGAGAAGCGATGACCTTGATGATTCATCAACTTCATGCACTTGGCTCTGCGAAGTGTCAGCCGCTGTTAAATCCTCCGAGCCACATATTCGAACCTACAGAAAAGGTGGCGCGGGAATTCCGCAACAAAAGCCTTCTTGCTATCCAGAATGACCTTGGCGACGAAATAATTGAATCCAAAGAGAAGTCAGCTATTTTTTGCTCTCAGTAGTCCTGACATTACTCTGCCCCGAATCCACTTTTACATATGATATACCGGCATGAACACCAATAGTTATCAACAAAAAGAACATAACGACACAAATCCACACAGACCATCTTTTGGTAGTTTTGTAAGCTGGCTCACCCAGCTTTACGGTCTCCCACTCAGACTTGAGAATACTTCGTGACATCATTGTTATTTCATTAGTTGCACTGTGAACCTGCTCCTTAATTGCTCCAAGCTTTTGAATATCCTTCTCTTCCTTAAGCTCAGCCAATTTAGCCCTGCAAAAATCAAACTTATGCTCGATCCTACTAAAACTTAAATCATCGGGTTTAAAATGCAAACACACTTTTGAATAAGAGTGGTAGACCTCCTGAGTGAGTAAGTTAGCACGATCAAGACCATCCTTAAACGCACAACGATTAAAGTCAGCAAGATTTTTCTTCAGCTCCTTCTCGGACTCATCCGCCTTGGCATACTCTTTCATTAGTCTTTCATATATAGCATGTGTTTTTCGTGCCGAGACCACTGTACTTGCTTGAGCATTTATTTTAGCAATAAGTTCAGCCAGTGCAGAGCGAACAGAGTCAGTCCAGGATTGACGATACTCTGTAGTTTTGCTTTCTTTTTCATTAACCAACTTCACAATACTGAGTGCAGCAGTGATGAAACCGGCCAACGCGGTGAGGAAAGCTGTTAGTAAGACTTTATCCATCCGTAACTTCCTTTTTATTTCACGACAGTTCCAAAATTGGCACATTTAAACATTTAATGAAGTAAAATTGCTACCACGCCGACGCTAGCCGCAGAGGGTGGAGCCTGACTGGAGATAATCCATGAGCCACAACTGCGCATATGTTCGGCAGCACTATAAGGTGCCCGCCGAAGTCGGTCGCCGCGTGATCGCCTACGGCAAGCCAGGCGTCATCCTGGCGGATCGCGGCCACTACATTGGCGTGGTGCTTGACGAAGACCCGAAGAAGCGAATCAGCAACTACCACCCGACCCGCGAAATGCAATATGGCGAGATCGCCGATACCCTACCCCTGAAAGAGTGGCTTGTTCTTCCGTTCAAGCATGACTGGGATGATCTCAACTAAAGTCGATAGGCCCGAGAAGACCTGGTCAGGGTTTGGGCTGCTACCCGTGGCCAGGCCAAGTACAAGGCCTATGAACGACTTCAGGATTACTGTCATAGCATCAAAGCGATGCTCCACTTCAAAGTTAGGCGCGCCTGATCAACCTACTCGGTGCGACTGATCAGATAGTCAACGGCCTCGGCGGCTGCATGCTTGTGATCTGGGCTGATCCAGCAGTATGGCTTGTTGCCGTAGATACCAATCTTCGCGCTCTCAGACAGCCGAAGCAGATCAATACCCTGTGCCTTTGCTTCCGCAACGATTGCGACAGCAGCTTGTTCAAGTGCGATTTCACGATCTGTAGCCATTTGCATCTCTCCTTGATCCGGCCCCATGCCGATCACCTGTAATAACCCATATCAACGAATCACGCCAGCCGGAGAGGCAGGCGCTGATTTTCTCGCCAAAATATTCTAGTCAGAAGGCCACCACCACTTCAGTCTTTTTCGAGCGTCGGCCTGCATCTCCATAAGGTTGATTGTTGCATTTGTTATTCGCCTGATGTTTGCATCAAAAAACTCGATCTCATGGGAGTAATCATTGTCCTCGTTATCCGCCCAAGAAGACGTGAGGCTCTTGATGTCAACGAGTGCATTCTTCACTTCCATGACCGCGGCTGAAATTTGACTATCCACTAACGGGCCTGCTCGGGCCTCATCAACGTAGCTCGATGCCTGATCAATAACTCGCATAAATCGAGGAATCATGCTTCTTGCAATTGAGTTGCACGTAAAAAACTCAAATGTGTTTCTGGCTACTTTCAGAGCAAACTCGCTAGCCTGAATGGATCGTTCTATAGCCTCAATGCGAGCCTTTTTATCTAGTACGGACTTATAGCGCCTTTCGCTCCCGGCTAGTCGAATTGCAACGGCAATTGCAATTATCGATCCAAATGCCTGCACCCACGATGCCAGGCCAGGGTGAAACTCTACCCAGCTTAAAAAGCCTTCCCATGCCGTAACAAAATCCATAACCCACCCCCTGTAGATCCCGGAACTATACCGGCGAGGACCCCCTATGTCCGCACAACAGAAGAAACACCCCTTCGATTTCAAAACCCAGTACGGCCTTGGCTTCAACCAGCAAGACGATAAGATCGTCGTGGACTTCTTCTGCGGTGGCGGCGGCGCGGGTACCGGGCTGGAAATGGGCCTTGGCCGTGCAGTAACTGTCGCCAAAAACCACAGCCCTGCAGCGATCAGCATGCACACGGCCAACCACCCGCATGCGAAGCACTTCACCACTGATGTGTTTGAGGGCGACCCTGACACTGAATGCGGTGGACGGGCCGTGGGCTGGTTCCATATGTCGCCGGACTGCACTCACCACAGTCAGGCAGCCGGCGGGCAACCCCGTAAGCGCGAGATTCGTAACCTATCTTGGATCGGCCTTAAGTGGGCTGGCATGAAGCAACCTCGGGTGATCAGCCTGGAGAACGTGAAGCAGATCCTGCAGTGGGGCCCACTGGTGGCCAAGCGCTGTAAGTCGACCGGGCGCGTCATCAAGTTGAGTGGTGGTATTGCCGAACCAGGTGAAGTGGTACCAGTCAACGAGCAATTCCTGATACCCGACCCAAAACGTCGCGGCCAGACTTGGGCGGTGTTTGTCGCTGAGCTGAAGCGCCTGGACTATGTCGTTGAATGGCGCGTAATCAAGGCCTGCGACTTCGGGGCCCCCACCAGCCGGGAACGCCTCTTTATGATTGCCCGCTGCGATGGCCAGCCCATCGTGTGGCCCGAGCCAACCCACGCCAAGAACCCCGCCAAAGGTCAGCAGAAGTGGCGCACCGCCGCCGAGTGCATCGACTGGACCATCCCGAGCAAAAGCATCTTTGGCCGTAAAAAGGATCTGGCCCCGGCCACCCTGCGCCGCGTTGCCAAGGGTATGCGCAAGTTCGTGCTCGATGCCGCCAACCCTTTTATCGTGCCGATCGCTAACTGGTCCGGGGAAAGCGTGCAGTCAGCTAATGAGCCGCTGCGCACCGTGACCTCATGGCCTCGCGGTGGATCGTTTGCAATGGCCAGCCCGATCGTTGCGCCGGTCACTCACCAGGGCAGCGACCGGATAAATGACCTAGGCGCCCCGCTACCGACAATCACTTGCGCGAATCGTGGCGAATTGACGTTGATCAGCCCTTTAATGGTAGGTGCTGGTGGCCCTGCGTACTCCGGCAGGCCGGTGGCCGTTGATCAGCCCGTCGGCCCCCTGATAACGCAGAATCATCGTGCGATTGCGTCGGCATGCATTGTTCAGGCAGGCCACGGAGAAGGATCTGGAGAAAGTAAACGCCGTAGTCACGGGGTGAACGATATCTGCGGCCCGTTAGGCACGGTTACAGCCAGCGGCGGCGGTCAGTCTATCGCTACTGTGTTCATGGCCCAGATGAATGGCAGCTTCAACACAACCGCAGCCAAAAGCATCGAAGACCCCATGACCACCATGACCAACACCGGAAGCCAGCAACAACTGGTCACCGCCAACCTGGTGCACTTGCGCGGTAACTGCGATGCGCGGGACTTGAACGACCCGCTGTACACCATCAGCGCAGGCGGTACGCATCACGGACTGATGACGGCATTCCTTGAGCGTCAGTTCGGCGCCAGTGTCGGCCAGGGCCTGAACGAGCCGGCACCCACCATCACAGCGGGCGGCGGCGGCAAAAGTTCGCTGGTCGAGTTGAAGCTCTCGCCGGAGGTTGAAGCAGGGGCGCTGCGGGTCGCAGCTTTTCTGATCAGCTACTACGGCACCGAGAATGTGAGTGACGTCAACGAGCCGGCGCCGACCATTACCACCCGCGACCGCCTGGCACTGGTCACCGTGACCATCAAAGGCACGCCGTATGTGATCGTCGATATCTGCCTGCGGATGCTGCAGCCGGCAGAGCTCTACAAGGCCCAGGGCTTCCCGGGGGACTACATCATCAGCCATGACGCCGACGGAAAGCCGTTCACTAAAACCCAACAGGTGCATATGTGCGGGAATAGTGTCAGCCCTCCACCGATGGCAGCGTTAGCACGGGCAAATGACCCGTGGAGTTCGATTGAACGCAATGCGGAAGCCGCTTAATTCACGCACACCCCAAAAATGGCATAGAGCGGCAAGGACTTCGTATCGCAGTTAAATCGGGTGTTTTTTAATTCTAATATCTGGACCATCTTGATCTTCAGACACATGAATATCAAATGTCTGAGAATTTTCCAACCCGCTCAGCTTCCGGTAGTGAACCTTAAGTTCAAATTTTTGAAAAATCCCTACCATCTCACTCAAAAAGAAACCGCGAACTACATCCTTGTGTAACGGTTCAATAGACATAGGATACCTTTCAACACCATCACTATAAAGACGAAGAACTACACCTTCACAATAAGAGCCAAAATTTCTAATCTCAAAATTTTCAAGATATTCGCCATCTATCTCCTTGGAACCTCCATATTTCAGCTCCAAAAGAGGTTCAAGCGAGCGCTCATAATGGCGCAAATTTTCTTGTTGCGCTTCAACAAGTGCCGTTTGCTGCTTAACCGACTCTTTTAGTTCCGCAGCCTGCATTTGTAGCGCTTCTGAACTTATTTTTAGCTCTCTACCCTGCTGAATGTAACCTAGGACAAGCCATAAAAAAGCAACAGGACCAAACACTCCAGCTGATAAATCTCCGATCTCATTCAACTTCAGTGCAATTAGATCATCGAATCTCGCACCCATTATCAAAATAGCGCCGCCGACATAAAATGCTGTGAAATGAGCGGCCCACCAAACCATACTTCTGCTGCCCCACCACTGTAACTGCTTTGACCAGTAATCCCGATAACGCCCCATTGATTTCATCCTTGGTAAATATAGCCGAGCACTGTAACAAAATAACAAATACTACGCGCGCCCTCCTACCCAATTAAGAGTCAGCCGCTCTATAGCGGCAAGGACGAAGTCATGCCTGAAGAATCTGTTTTGATCCAACCTGTTGCAGCCGTACGGGATAAAGACGGCTGGTGGGATCATCCCGATCTGCCCGACTTCGATGAGAACTACGAGGCCTTCAAAGCCTGGATCACTGAGCAGCACCTGGTGCTGCAGCAGTGGCACATGGAGGCTGATATCGACGGTCATCACCCCTATGACGACGGTGAGTGTCACTGCCTCGGCTGGGACCCGGTTGCGCCTGGGCCGGAATGGTTCCTCCTCGGGATTTTCGATACCGAAGACGGACCATGTGTGAGCTGGGCGCGACGGGATGTGACGCCATGACCCATCACCCCAATGGCGGCATGTGCTGCGCTTGCCAGCACGCCCGCCGAGATTGCAGCGCCCTTCCCTTCATATATATGCCGCCGATTCAGCGCGACACCAGCACGGTCATCGTGCGTTGCACTGACTTCAAGCGGTAGCTACAAACCAAACCCTTATAACTCAACCATCCTGCCGGTGATCGGCGGGCGAGGTATCCCTATGCCTGCAATCCTTCAGCGATTCCATCAGGTAGCAAACGACGCACTCGTAAAGATCAGTGCTCACTGCCTACCCGGCGCCAAGATAGCACTCGTGATTTACACCCCAGGCAAGCCCGAGGAAGACATCATCCTCAAAGATCAAGGCCTCGATGATAACGAAGTAGTCAGCTCTCTACGCCGACGCGGCCTGAGCATCGACGGCGAAAATGCCTACAAGCGCGATCTGTGCGACGCGATTGTCGGAGCCCTGGCCATGGGCGCACAGAACACCAACCCGCCGCCACCGGACCACTGGGGACAGCGCTTCTGGGATATTGGCCGCGAGGAGCGTGCCAGTAATGAGAGCCTTCTGAAAGCCCTAGTGGCACTGACCCAGATCGCGGGTGAATGTGAGCAGATCGCTAGCAATTACAGCGGCACCATTGACGGGATTTTTGAACACGGCGGCGACGATCACGAAGACCCGAGTTGCGCAATATTCCACAGACTGTATTACGCCATGTTCGATGCGCGCACCGCCATCGCCAAAGCCACCCGATAA